TCCAGTTGCTCCTGGCAGCTCCGGAAGTCCAGTTTTTAATTTAAAGGGCGAGCTTGTGGGTTTAGTTTTTGCTGTTGATGCTAGATATCACCATATTACTTTGGCAGTAACTAGAGAGCAAATAATAATGTTCCTAGAGAGTGTTCTAGACCTGAACTATATCATAGAAAGACCAAGGATATAACTAATTAGTGTATACTAACTCTGGTTAATCTCTTGAAAGAAAAAAGCAAAAAACGAAAAATACGAAAGTTTGAATTGTTATCGTTGGACTATCAAGATATCTGCGAAGTCTATGAAGACTGTGAAACTGCATTTAAGACCTCATTCTTTGATCCGAAAATAGAAGAACAAATAAAGCAACAAGAAAAGGGTAGAAAAGAAAAACAAGAGGAGATCCCTGAAGAGAAGGTGCAAGAAACCTCTGACGAAACCGGCATGCAAGAATCTGATACGGTGGTGGTGGAGGAAGAGATTGTAGATGAAAGCAAAATAACAAAAAAAGTTGTTAGAAAATTGTTCAAAGCTATTGCTCTCGAAACACATCCGGATAAGTTATATGGAAAAGACCCAAAAGAAATAAGCGATAAAGAAGAACTTTATAAAAAAGCAGCTCGTGCTGTCAGAAGAAATGACGAACACGAGCTGCTTGAAATTGCCGTAGCGTTAAGCATCACTGATATCTTAGATGATACTGAAATATTTTTACTGCTCGATAAGTCAATGATGAACATAAAAAATAAAGTTTCTCAAATGAAAAACTCTATATTTTGGATATGGTACCACTCTGTTGGAAAGGCGAGAGAAAAACTCGAAAAACAAATAGAGTATCAGTTTGGTTTAAAGAGGAGAGAAGAATAATTATTCTGCTGGTGCTGCGGCAATCGTGATGTTTGTAGGCTCGAAAACATAACTGGTTTGTTTTTCAGTTTTTATTCCCGCATCATCAACACCTGCATCATTCTTGTCAACGACCAATGGGTTGCACGATAGGCAAGTTAAAGTTGTTAAAAAGGTAAGGGTACTTGCTTTTTTCTTCATTTTTATGTCCTTTGTTTTGAAATGTTAATATAAAAAATAGGGTGTATTAGCTGTATAAGTAGTTTTGAGCCTTCTCAAAATCCATTATTGGGTGTTGAAAATGTATTATACTACACTATTTCTTATTTGTCAAGTATGTTTATTCTGCGTCGGTGAATGTAACGATTGTTCCGTCATCAAGCTGCAGACTAGCTAACCAGTCTATTTCGCCATTCTGATCTCTCACAATTGGGGAGTTTTTCATGAAAAGATCTTTCATACTTTTTGTACCCTTTTCAATTGTAGCTTTAGCATCAGTGCCATAGGATTTCTCAACATAAGATTCTGCAGCCTCTACACTAGGAAATGTGGTTGGTGTATCTGCTTGTGCACCTGTGCCGAATAGGGATGCAGCCATTATACCGCCTATCACCAGAGGAACTCCAAGCTTTCTCTTTAGAGAGCTAACAAATTGCTTTGCTCCCTCATTTAAATGTAAGCCATATTCTTCAAGGAGAGTGTCTATTTCTTCTTCAAATAGTTGTTCATCTAAGTTCTTTGAGAAGTGTTCGATAATGTCTTCTTCGTGGTCTTCCTGCAGTTCGCTATTAAAAGTCTCGATGGCTTTTGGTGCCAGGTCACGGACGAGGTGATTAAACTCATCCGAGTTAAAAATGGCCTGTATGGTGGCTCTCACCAATTTGTCTCCTACTGGGACTGGTACTGCTTGTGTTGTCGAGGCGGAATCTTTTTGTGTATCTGAAGCGGCGCGGCCTGATGGCACAGTATCCGTTGGTTCTTTATACTTTTTAACCCAGTTTCCTTTTCGATGCTTGTCTGTGCGGGGGGCAGTGGTATCGGGAAAATCCCATTCTTGTTCTGACACGGCTTTTTTTCTAATGATAACCTTCTTCATATTTCACCTCGATATTATATATAGAAGCTTTATTCTGAAAAATACTTTATCTGCGGCGTGTCCTTGCTCCTACAGGCATCTTCCAGTGCATTTTTCACCATTTGTTCCCTCTTCTTTGGATCTTTCCAATCCTCTTGGGCTGCTGGGGGCAATGTTCTTAAGGGATCGACGTACATAAATAGTTTCCCTTTCTTTACGGCAGGTGCCTCGAACACAGAGATACCACTTCTGCGGTCATAGTGCTCGTGACTATGAACATCTCTTTTTCCTCCTCCGCCCATTGTGTCAACAATAAACAGAGGGATATTAAAGCCTGCAGTGGAACCCCTAACTTCTTTTTCCAAATTAATGGCTGTCTGCACTGGGGTTCTGAGATCTTCTGTTCCTCTAACCAAGTCGTGTACATAAACATAATAAGGGTGAACATTGATATAACTTAATTTTTTAATTAAGTCTCCCATAAGTTCTGGTGTATCGTTTACTCCTGCTTGCAAGACCGTTTGGTTGCGAACAGTTATTCCTCTCTCAAAAAGTAGATTCATAGCATCTTGGGAAATGCCCGTTACTTCGTTTGGAGTATTGAAGTGCGTATGTATAACAACTTCCTTATGAAGCTTCCTACCTCGTTCCACGATCTCTGTTACTGCGTCCGTCCATTTTGTGTCTGTCAGGATCTTCATGGGCTGAATGGCCAAGCCTTTGGTGGCAAAACGAAAGCGGCGAATATGGGGGATATCTAAAAGGGCATGACCAAGCTCAAGAACCTGATTTGGCTTTAGGCGATACATATCTCCGCCACTAATAACAATGTCCTCCAACTCCTTGCGCTCTTTAATATACTGAAATGCTTTGCCCCACCTTTCTTGGCTTGCTTTGAGTTGTACTTTTTCAACTGTGTCCGTATCTAAGCCAACAGCATATGAGCGAGTACAGAAGCGACAATATACTGGGCATGTGTCTAGTGCCAGAAATAAAGCTTTGTCTGGGTATCTGTGGGTAAGTCCCTCGACAGGAGCATCGGCTTGTTCGTGCAGCGAGTCGAGAGTAAGAAGCGGGTGGTCTTCTTCCAATTGGGAACCTACTGGAAGGAATTGTCTTCTTATGGGATCTGTATATGGGTTTTCCCAATCAATGAGAGATAACAAATAGGGCGATATTCTAACTGCCATAGGTGCTGCAGCAAAGCCACTCTTGACATCCTCAAGAAATTCCCCTGATACGATGTCTTGAACTGCTGCAACGAGCTTCTCTGGTTTTGTGATCGCATTCTTCTCTTGCCACTTATGACTCAAGAAGGTTTTTTCATCAACTTCTCTCCAGGCTGGTATCTTTTGCCAAAAAGCATCTCTCCTCAAGTTTCTCCACGAAAGACTCTCTTCCGTAACCTTTGGCTTTAGGTGTTCTATCTTGTTGTCTATTACTTTTAAACTCATAAATACCTCCAGCAATGCATATCATATCATATATGTGTTTTTTTGTAAAAAAAAGAGCCCCGAATTGGGGCTCTTGGTACCTCTAAATAAGTATTGTGTTATTTAGAAGTTAATTGCTGCTGACAGCGTAACAACATTTGCGTCGTCACCATCAGTGTTTTGTTGGCGAAAGTAATCTGCTCTAGCAGTAATACCAGCACAAACTTCAGTCGATAGGCCAGCGGCAATACGGTTTTCCGATACGCCGTCCTGTGTGACATGAATTTCGTCGCCCACAGAAACATCGACAGTGGCAACTTTTAAGTCCAAAGACTTGGTGAGCGTAATTTGTTCACGCACACGAAGCTGCTCTGCGCCTACCTGAGTGACATCTGCATGTTCATCTAATTGTAAGCGAACGCGATTGTCTAGCTTGATGCCAAACGGCAACGCTATACCATTGTTTACATCTAAAGAAACTCGGTTCTCCGATGTTCCGCCAGTGTTAGTGTTTCGGATACGCAACTGTAAATCCATATTTTCAGTTAAGTCACGAGACACTGCGAACACGGTATGTTCATAACCAGCGGCTTTCGTAACCATGTCCTCACTAATGCTTAAATCATGACGAGTTTGTTCCTCTGCGGAGAGGGTAAAGTCGCCAAGCTGTGCTGTTGCGCTTGCTTCCAGACGAAGTTCGTCTGCATAACCAACGCTACTTACCAAAAACGCCATAACGGTCGCTAATAGTGCTTTTTTCATAGTTTTCTCCTTTTCATTCACCCGCTTAATTGCGGAGTGATGTTAAGTTATTATAATTCTATCACAGGATTGATATTATGTCAAGGTTTGTATTTAAAGTAAAACTTTAAGTTTGACACGGTGCGTTAATGCTCATGATCGCATGCATGCCATAAGTGCTTGTTTTTGTTCACTTTTTCTAAGTCCTTGTTTTTATTAGGTTTTTCTAAGTCCTTGTTTTTATTGGATATTTTAACATATGCCCACAATAGCACTGGTACAGCAACGGGATGTAAGCACAAAAGCCAACTAACAGGGATGAGAGCATAAAAGGCTGGTATATGTTCTCCTAAGTAATAAAACAATACTGGAAATAAAATGTCTTCTATTATTTCCCAACCAATAAAAATAACCAGAAATGCTGGGCCGAATTCTCTTATAACTTTTTTGAGGTTCTCTATATTCCAAAAAGATATTTTATTCTTTATCTTCTCTTTTAGTCTTTTAAACATTCTTGAACTCATTGAGGGAGGGGCTGTCTAGATCTATCAACCACACGACTGGCAGAATTCCCTGTGCCATCAAGCCAGTATACCGAGTATTGCCTCCCAACAAATCATATTTGCCATCCATTTTAATAACAATGGGCATTTCTATTTTTCTATCTTTGAAAGCAGCAACAAAGCGGGCCCGTTTTGACTTCTCCAGATTAGAAAAATTATCTTTTGCGTCTTCGAAGCTGCTAGCTGTTGTGTTCCCAATTTTTGGAAGCATCTTTTGGGTTATCTTCCGTTTTTCGCCTGTCATTGCTTTTTTTAGCCAATTTTCTTTTCCGGCAGTAGCTAAGGCAGGATATCGCTTTGCTTCGCTCCACTCAGCTTCAAAGTCAGGCAAACGATATGCAATCGAAGAGTTCTCTTTTAAGTAGTGTTGCCAGCTTTCCATTAGGGACTTCATTTTTTCTTTCCTTGTTTCTTCAACTTCTTCTCGACCTGCTCTAAGCGAACCTTAATAAGCTCGTTGTCGATCTCAAGTTGATGAATCGTTGTCAGTTGATAAGTCACTAGCCCAATAACTAGCGATGTAATGAGCGCAGTAGCTATTTTTGTTAAATCAATTTTCATTTATCTTTACCATCAACAATACATGGAACTTTATTTAAACCAAGTCTTTGTGCGGCAAGTAAACGGTGGTGGCCATTTAAAATATAATAAAAAGGTTCGGGTGATGGACTCTTCTCTACAGGAGTGTGTTTCTCGTCTCCTTGCAACTTTGCAGTTACAACAGGTTTGTGCCGTGTCACAAGTATAGGTTCAAAAATTCCGTTTTTAATTTGAGTTATTTTTTGTTCTACTGCCTTATAGCATTCTTCGCTTGGACACTCATGAGACTTTCCTCGACCAAGCTCTTCTGTTGGCAATATTTTGCTTATGGAAATATATTCAACATTTTCATGTAAGTGCCTTTTCCATCTCTCTAATAAAATTCTCATAAAATAAATAGAAACTTATTCAAAGTATTTACCTGGGCTATATTTTTTTAATAGCCTAGACCATGCTTCTTCTTTAAGACCGAGAAAGTCTCTGGCATCATTAAGGGAATTACATTTGCTGAGGGCATATAAAATAATTGACTCATTAACAATATCTCTGAGTGCATTCCAAATGTTAAAACCGAAGTATTTACCATGACACTTCTTAGTAGTCAATTCTAATTTGAGGGAGATCAGTTCTTCTAAACTTAATGAGTTGATTGCAATTTCTACTTTTTCATCAATTGCATTTTCAGCATAGAGTTTATTTCTAACTGAATAACTTTTATTTAATCCTTGTGTATGTTTAGATCTAATCATAACTGCTTAATGCATTGCCTTGCCCACCCACACCCTAAGCTTAATATAGAATTAAAAATTAGTTAAATTATAAATTATCTATGTCTAGTTCTGGTTCTTCTTCTGCTGCTGGCTCTGCAGAGAGATCATCTAAGTCTAGATCCCCAAGTTCAGCATCTTCTTCGCCAGCAGATCCTAAGCCGATGTCACTACTAGAAACTTCTTTTTCTGCTTCGTCGTATTCCGGATTTGTTGGTTCTTCTACAGTAGTTGAGAGCTCGTCTTCAAATCTATTAAAATATAATTTTAAGTTTGCGGTCAAATAGTCGTAAAATAGATTACTATCAGAGGGATCAGCTAAGAGCTTGTAGGAGTCTAAGATGTTTTTTTCAATTTTTTGGAATGTAACCATTGCAAAGTTACGTCCAGTTTCATCTTCACCAGAAATACCAAAGCTATCAGCGTCTTGTTTTTTGCCGCCGCTGGTTGTAATGTCTGGCTTGGTTTTTCCGTATATGTCAATAAACTTATTTAAGATCTCTTCATCTTCAGTATCGTCATCGCCAACAACAACTTCTGTCTCTTCACGAAGTTCTCCCTTTTCCATGCCTATTTCTGGCAGCAATAAGTTTTGCACCGCTTTCACGATATGCGCCCTAAAGGAACTTCTCTGCTCTTGGCTCGAAGTCAGTGTCTTGAAGTCCTGCTCAAGAACAGGAATAATCTTCTTTAACAATTTTTCTAACTCATTAATACCAGTGTTTTTGTGTGGAGAGTTTTCTACATCTTCAGCAACCATCTTCTTGACTGCTTTTCTAATTTCCATTTCATTAATAAGTTTCTGCAAAACCTCTTTATCTTTTCTAGCAAACTTCTTTGCCACAGATTCTCTAATAGCTTTGCGAAGATATATCTCTTCTTGCATGTCTTTTCTACTAAGCATTTTATCGTCTCCTTCGAACCTTTTTGGGAGCTTTCCCGCTGTGCCCTTCAGCACCGCCAATACTCATCCCAGAAATTTCTTTAATTTTTCTTTTTGGAATTCTGACTTTTATCTTCGCAGGTTCCTTTTGCCTTTCCAATGAGGAACAACCCTCTAATTCTACATCAGGGAAGGCTTCATCTTCATCGTGCCCAGAAGCACTCATATCGAGGCCCATTTCCAATGCTCTTTTGTGAGCATATGTTTCCACCTCTTTGTTCCCAAATTTGTCTGACAGGGTATTCCTTGCGGCCAGTGCTTTGCGAATATCTGGTAAGATCTGTAGTTTGTCCCACTCATAACCATCCACCGTACCGTCGAATTCAACATTGCCAGCATCAACGAGCTCCGTGGCATATGCAATTCCAGCCATTATCTTCGCATAGGAACGAATAAGCCTGTCGAGCTCCTGCAATTCGGGATCATCGGCCCCATCGCCATGCTCGGTTTTTAGGTGCTTATTCCAGTTTTCATATAGTTTGTGATATTTCACTTTATTATCTCCTTCAAAGATATTCCACTTCCTTTGCGCGGAGGAATAACCTTCATTGACACATTGTAATATAAGTTCTTGTATTTCTTTACCTTCAATAGTCAGAGCTTCGTTTAGACCAATGTTAGATCTAAGCAAGGAGAATATCTCCATTGCGTCGTCTTGCTTATTTTTCTTTTGATATAAGTTGGGCATCATTTCTAAAAATGTTTCAAAGTCATTCTCCCTAACAGAGTTGCGAACATCAGTGGCTCGTGCAAAACGGGGCGCTACAACTTGGTCGATAACAATATCGTCTCTCTCTTTCCCTGCATTATTATATCTTCCGTCCTTAACGTCATCTTCACCGATAACAAGAACAATACGCGAGTTAGCAGGTGCATTATTAATATATTCGTAAACTGCTTGTATTGGAGATGGAACATCTGTCGTCAACAACTCATTGTGAAAAAGAGGGATAATATCGCCCTGCAAGTCATGGTGCTCAACAAACAGTTCCCAAACCTGCCTTGAGAGCTCTGGAGTGAAGTTCTCATGCGTTTTCTCGGATATCACCACTGATACCTCGTCTGCACTTTCCAAAGCCTTTAGAGCGGCGTCAAAGTGGCCCTTGTGAGGTGGCTTAAACTTACCTGGGAAAAGAGCGACGTTCAATGGTCGTTCTGAGCCGTCTTCCTCAATACTTTTCGGATCTACTTTCTTAGTTCGGCCAAATTTTAGAATACCAAGTATTTGGTTTACGGGAGCAAAGTTGCCGGTAAACTTATAAACATTGCCCTCATAATTAAAAACAAAACCTTCCGACGCGGTGGTGATGTTATCAAAGTCTTTTATTTTTGAAAGTTGTTTTCTTAATATGTCAAGCTCTGCTTCATCATTAGCGGAGGTAATCGCCTTTATCGCCTGTCTTAATTTCTTCTTTAGCCTTTTTACTTCGGCCCGATTATCAAGGACGTATATGCTGTCGAGGTTCTTTAGCATCTCTACAGCAAAGTCGTGAACGGCATCTTCTAATGGATAAACAATATTCCCCAACATTGCTGGAGAATTCTTTATAAAAGTTTTTACAGCCTCTCTAGTGCTGGCATTTTCTTTTGGGATCATTTTCATTATCTGCGGGATGCCTGCTCCTTTGACTTTAAAGACTCTCTTTATAACTTCCACCCGAACATTCTCTTCTATATCGGGAATGGCATCCTTGAGTTTCTCGTCCACGTTTTTCACCATAAAGTCGCCAACAGTATCTTGGTCGCTAAGTCCGTTTCTATCTAAAAGGCTATCTACCCTACCAATAGCTCTCTCCAAATGAGTGCCGTCGGTCAAAGCTTTTAATCGCATAAGCGCACTTACATGTACTGTGTGCTCGCCTTGTTGTCCAAGTTCCTCTACCTTATAAAGAATCTTCTCTATTGTCCTTATGTTTTCTTCGCTATCGAGCGGAGACATTTCTTTTGTCTTTGGGTCCACACTAACATGGCCGCTTCTATGAAGAGTAATATACTTGCCACCCAAGTTTACAACATTTGCTGCTCTTGGGTCCATTATCTCCACGCTGTAGAAATTGTCTGCATCTTTACCAAAAACCTTTTTCTGTATAGTCAAGGGTAAGCTTCTGCAGAAGTTTTCAAAAGCAGCTAGAGCTTCCGAAAAGGTAAACTCTAAATCTCCTCTTCCCTTAAACTTATCCACCAGTTCATCCACATCAAGACCGCCGGTTTTAATATTTGTTTTATTTCTGGCAGATACAGCCTTCTCTCTTACAGTTGAGTAAGATACAAAAAGGTTTTGTCCGTCTGTTTTCTCTGTGCCAACAAGTTCACCCTGACTTGCTTTGTCGAAGATCTTTTTAATCTCAGCAAATGTCAAATCAGGGTTATCATGCATATGCATCAAGTGACCGTAAAGTCCACCCATTACTTTTTCTCCTGCAAGGGTTTTAGTTCTTCTTCTAAAACCCTAACTCTCTCCTGAAGTCTTCTTGCATGGCGACGGCACTGCTTGATACCCTCTTTTGCAATTGCTAGCCTTCTGGCTTCTTGCTTTGACGCAGGTTTAATACTAGAAAGGATTTCTCCCACATGCTGAATATACTCCAGCAAGCCGGGATTGTCAACCGACTCACCAATAAGAAACCTTCTAGTTATCTTGTCGTAATCAACCATTTATAATACTCCGTGTTTAAGCCTGCTTGTTGCTAACGGTGCCTTCCCATTTATTACTGCTCGAAAAGTCTAGAATTTCTTCTTCCTCTTCTTCTTCAATAATATCTTCTTCCATAACAGGCTCCTCAATAACAACAACCTTCTTGGTAATAACTTCTGTTACTGTTTCTCTTTCCTGCTCTCGCAAGAGTACATTTCTTTTTCTATTTTTTCTTTGTTTTGCGCTTGGCATATCTAATCACCACCTTTCGTTTTTTATTTTCTCGTAATAACCCTTCCTTAAAAGGGATATTATTAATTTTAAATTCTCCCGCTAGTGCGACGAGAACTTGCTTGATAGCATCTGCGGGAATGTTACGACTCTTCATAATATCTTTGAGGGAACCTCCGCCCTTCATTTTCGTGTTCCCCACCGCAGCCGGACCTCTTGTCAAAGGTGCAGTTTTTGCATCGAGCTTCTCGTCGCCACCCTTTAGCTGCGGTGCGACTTTTGCATATTTGGAAAGAACGTTTTTTAAGCCCGTTGCTATGTCTGATGGGTTTGGTATTTTATCGTTTACCAGATCTGTAATTGCTATAATTACCTCTTCATATTCAGCTCTGTTGTTGATGAGAGCCATTTGCCTTAGCAGAGTGGGGTTCTTTCCAATGAAAGCTTGCAATCTCTTTGCATCAGAAGTTTTGTATCCACCGAGAGCCTGTTCAATGTCATTTTTAACTGCCTCTTCATTCATGCTTATTAATTTGTTTGTGAAGTTTGTCGCCGCAGGGAAGGTCCATTTAGCGTTGGTTTTCCAGTTGTTAAACTTTTTCCCACTGGGTGCGAAATATTTATCCATAGCTACAGCCAACTTCTTCAAATTAGCTGGCTCTACGCCGGGATAATCTTTAAGCCACTTGATAATACCCAAGGTATCAATCTTTCCTTTTTCTCCTGCTAGTTTTAGAGGAGGGTATTTATCGCCAGCTTCTTCTCCGCCTTCTTCATCTGGCTTTGCATCTGGGCCTGCTGTGGGCCCTCCAGTTTGTTCTCCAGACTCATCATCACCCGAAGTAGCGTCTTGGATCGCTTTCATTATAACAGCTACTTTTTCTCTTGAGTCGCGGGTTTTACTTAGTGCTGCGGTTGTGTTTGCAATAGCATCGGCATCTAAATCTTTACCCAGCGCCCTTGCAGCGGCCACGGCAATGTTGGCGGCCTTATCTGGGTCTTCTTCTTTTGCGGCGGCCTTTACAGCATCTTCCGCCCTTTCAACATCTGGGCTTGCTGTTGGAGCTTCCTCGTTCTTTGGTGCACTTTTAAAAGTAACACCAACTCCCTCAAGAAGCAAATCAAAAAGCTTTTCGTTTCTTTTATTTAATAGCTTGTGTTTTTTCATCTTCTTACAAACCTGTTAGCTTTGCGTTCATCTTCGCGTTTTTCTCCGCTCTCTTGTTGTGGCCCACCAGAGCTTGTCCAATGCGCTGAAGTTGATCCACAGAGAAATTTTGCAAAGTTTTAAGGGAAATCGCCGATGGTTCTGTCTCTGTTTGCTCGCCTTTTCTTTGCTTAATAATCAGACCTACATCATTGAGTACCCAAGCGTTTATGTCACCTTTTTCCGACGCATTTTTCCAAGCATTTATAATTCTATTGGCCATAGCATCTGCCTCTGCATTCATTGCTTCAGCATCTTCTTCCAACTTTCCTTCAATAAACTCTCTAATTTCTTTTTTTAGTTTAACTGGTTCTGCCTGAGCTCCTCTACCGAAAAATCTCTGCCGCATGCCCACCGACAAAGTGTCTTCGCCAGAAAGCACAGAAGCCAAATAATCAATGCTAGTATCAAGGTCTTCGAGAGTATCTAGTTTATTGCTGATTTGCTTCAAGAGATTGAGTTCTTCCGAACTTTCTTCTTCTTTTTCTTCTTCGGGCAGTGCATGCCTGAGTGTCAAGCCTTGGTTTTCAAAAAGCTTGTTGAGCAGTTTTTCGTTTCTGCCGTTCCATAGTTTATGTCGTTTCATTGTTCCTCTCCCGTTGGTAGTTTGACCTCTAGTGAGGGTGCAATCTTTTGAACCTTCGACGGCATATCCGTCTGAATTTTATAAAACTTATCATCAAGAGTCTTAACCCAAATTGTTTTTACCTCATCGAAGTTGAAAGTATCTAACGGGATAATAATATTTTCAGGTTTTATTCCGTGATCCTTATTGAATACATATTTGTAATGAAGCTCTTCGGTATCTGCGATAATAATACCTTGTTTCATTTGAGCAATAGCAGTCCTTTTTTCGGGACCATCTGGCATTGCCATTATCTTTTCCATTTCTGCTTTCTCGTATTCCTTCTTGTTGCTCCCAAGAACACTTTTAATTATTGGCTTATCAGTGGCAGAATCATATATGCCCCTGCCATAATCATTATCCTCTTTATTTCGCCCACTTTTCGCTCTATTTTGATCCGTCTTCCAGTCCTCTCTGGTAACTGTCTGATCGAGCGCAGTTCTTTCACTTAGAACCTTGCTCTCATATTTCAGCCCTTGGTTTTCAAAAAGCTTGTTAAGCAATCTTTCGTTTCTAGTGTTTAATAGCTTATGTCGTTTCATCGTTGACTCCCGTATTTTATTCCATCTTCCCAATCTCTGAGGAGACAGCTACCTTCTAAGTAGGCTTCTTTTTCCATTAATCTCAAATGTTCGTTGTTCTGCATATACCCCTCTGTTGCAGGACCAGCGTTATCAAACTCGCCTCGACAGTTTTGTGCATGATGTACCAGCTCGTGTGCGAGAGAACGCATACAGTCTTTCGGCTGTCTGTTTGTTGTGTATATCACAATCTTGTTTTCGGCAGGAGAGTAATGAGCAGTCATTCCCAATAATAGTTTGGCATTTTCAGGGTCATGACGCAATATAACTCTCACAGGCTTGTTGTAGCCAAGAGCTTCTTGTGCATACGGAACGAATTCTTTTATCATATCTTTTAAATCTTTCATCAATATAAATAGTATTTTATAGTGCTACTTGCACCAAAATAATGATTATACACAACACAAGGCATATTCCGGTCTTAATTGTTATGGCTTCCCCAAGAAAAAAATAGGTCATAAAGGTGAAGACAATTGTCCCAATAGTAAAGCCCATGATGCGACAGGGCCAAAGATTCTCTTCGAAAACTTCATAGCCCATTTTTGTTGCCTGAATAAAGATATAAGAAAATGGGATGCCAAAAAGACTTAATAGTAGGGTGTTGTCTCTAAAGCTTTTCCATATGAGTTGGCCACTGCTTTGTAGCCAAACAAGGATATGACCCAAGAATACCAGCCCAACAAATGTAAGAAGTTTCATTACGCACCCATTCCAGGCGGTGCGCTTTTACTCCTTTTAGTTGGTGGTTTCTTTATGCCATCTTCTTTGTGTTTGTTGCCGCCCTTTGTAAGAAGCCTTACTTTCATTGTTCTATGCTTCTCCTTCTTGGCTGGGCTTTTCTGATAGTCTTGTGCTTCCTGTGCGGGAACTGGTTGTCCCAACGTTGCACCCACTGGCGCTCCTGTTTGAACACCGGGAGATACCTTGTCAGGATCGTGTTTCATAGTCCTTCTAATCTGAGATGGGTTTTTGCTTATCCATCTTTCAACAGTAGCTTGCAAAGCAGCTTTAAAGAGAGGAAAGTTTTTATCTACAATTCTCAAGCCAGACATAATGTCGTCCACTTCTTCCTCTGCTAGTTTAGATAAATGCAGCCTAATATCTATCATACCTTTTGTGTGGAAAACTATCATATAAGTTACCAAGTCAGTTGATCTGGCTATATATTCAAAACGCTCAAGCCTGTCGTCTGCAGACCTTCCAGCCGTATCTTCTTTATCTTGCCAAGGATCTCCCTCTTCAAAACCAGGAAGCGAAGGCTGCCTAGCGATCAACTCTCGAAGTACTTTCAAGCTCCTGCGTAAAATTTGCTGCATGCCGGAATGGTTGGGCCTATCTCCAATAAGTTGTGTCTTGCCCATCTGGACATCTTTGGGTGGCGGGAAATCTATACTAAAGGTGATTTCTGCGTCGTCGGGATCAAAATTTATAATGTGAAGACTTTTAAAATGAGACTCAAACTCTTCTTGCATTTCTTCTGCGGTCTTATCTTCTTCGTCTTCCTCACTGTCAGGATCATAGAGTCCAGTCACTACCGCACTGTCGCCAGAGCCATACAATAATTTATCGTATTTTGTCAAGGGCAAGATGCCATACTCTACAAGGCCAGTTCTTACTTTTCCCTTAATTTTATCATAGTTATTGTCAACTCCATAGATGACATTATCCCAAAAATTATCAACATCGTCGAGTCCACCTTCGTCATAAAATGTTGCATAGCCGGAGATGCGAACTTTTACAGTAGACTGCCCAGTACTTATATCAATATTTTCATAGTTTTCATGGCTGTTATCTCCACCATAGTCACTGCCGCCAACACTGACATTGCCATTGGCATCGTTAAATAACTCTCCTATTAGGTCATACCCATCTCTGGACATGTCTTCTTCTCCTCTGAAGGCCCCACGTTCGTAAATAAACGAAACAGTGTATTGCGTATTGAGGGTCGTTGTGTCGTAGTCGTCATACACATCCCATACAAGATCTATATGTTGAGCATAATCAAGCCTTGCCGCAGCTCCCTCGTGTATCTCTTTCATTCTAGCTTCAAGATCTACATGCTCATATTCGAATACAACATCAAATCTGTCGTCCAGCCCCTTGGCGCTCAAAACCTCTTTTAACTTGTCGTGCAGCTTCTCGAATTCTTCACCACGCAATGGCGTGTCTGTGACATCCATAAATGCTGGGCAGCCTGAGTCGCAACCATAGGCAAATTGGAATCTGTCGCCGCTGTCTTCAGGATCATCTGCGGTTTTGCCGGGTGTATGAATAAAAAATAGAGGATCATCTCTCCCGTTATAATACGTCTTGAAATAATCTAATCCTGGAGATGCGGTGCACCAGTTTGTTTCTTTGCCAAGAATACAAGCAGCACCCTTATTATGAGCAGCGGCTAAAACCCATCCCTCACTATCAGGTACAAACAAGGGAATGCCCCTTTCATTTCGAAGGATTATAGGATCACCATTGCGATCTAAAATTTTCTTGCCGCCCTCGTCAGTTTCGTATTGATAGTCTCCTGTAAAGAACTCAGTTCCTTTGACCGCACTGGCTCCCATCTTCCTATCATTCTCTGCATCAATAGCAGCCTTGCCTTTTAAAACAATGTCACTTAACATCTCTGGCGTAGTGATCTTTCCTATATCGGTTACTTTCATGTGCCTTGGGTGTTGAAAGAAAGTCTCGAAGTTTTGTCGAACGCCCATGAGATCTCGGTTAGATAAAATATATTCACTACCAATAACTCTATCTCTTGCACTGGTGGCTGTCTTTAAATATCTTAACCACCAATATATTACTTGTGCTCGGTTTGAATCCCGAATAGACCGGTATTTTTCCGGCTCATGAGTTCTAGAAATATTACCAGGAACAACATCAGATGGAGTAAGTGTTTTTTCTATTTTGCTCGCCATGCTGCCTTGTAACTTTTTTAAGTTGTCACCCGGCTCATTGCCTTGGTCAAAGTTATAACTCTTAACCAGTTTCTTTCCGGCCTTTCCGTAAAGGGAGTTCATTGCGTCGTCAAGACTGACTTCTTGCAATAAATTAGTTTCTTGCAATATCTCCGTCCCTGTTAGTTTGGCTAAGATTCTTCCTTCACGGCTCATATTGTTTTTCTCCTCTTGCAGCATGCTCATAATATCAGCAACTGCTTTTTCATCTTCTTCTTTCTCGACTTCCGGTGGGCGGCGAGGGTTATCGCGGAGCCACATATAAGCAAGGCTGTCTATCTCTTCTTTAGCCCACTTGTCCGTTTTGTCCGGGAACGGATCAGCAGAAGGTCCAGTAACATTCGGTGCATTGGAATCAAGAGAGTTCGCATAATTCTTTATGTCATTTATAACTCCCTGATATATTTTTCCAAGACTAAGACCTATATCCGCGAAGTCTCCACCTTGGTCAGATATTTTCATAGACCAAGGCATAAAGATATCAAGGTATGATGTCATTATACCTTTTTCGTTCGGCGGGAACTGCCTTAGCTCCACTCTCGGTGTTGGAATTCTAAAACTAAAAGCTCTGGTGATGTTCACGCTATCTGGTGCCTTGTTGTCTGCCACCGTCTTTGCTTCGTGATAAGTGTGGCCACCAATTACCTCTGCTCTAAGTGCCAGTTGTTGCAGTTCCATTTCTCTATTCACAAAAGTTACAAAGTCTTGTTGCCTTCTTTTATCTTGCGTGTGGAATTCCTTATCACCCGTCTTCTCTACATAATCACCAATGCCGCTTGGCATTGGAACAAATATCCAAGACTTAACAGGAATATAAAGTCTTCCAACCTCTACTTCGGGAGTACCCAAATAAGCATAGCCAACGGGCTTATCATATCCCGACCTAAACTTATCCATAATCTCGCCGTGATATTTATCCTCAAGTTCCCTACCAAGTTTGCCAAACGCATCATCCATATCCCTTTTCACAGAGGCCGACGGGTTTGGGTTTTCCTCGTTATCATCGTCTATTGTATCGAGCAGTGCATCCACTGTCATTTTAACTTTATCTTCTTCGACGCCCCAAACTTTAAGAGCATCCTCAAGGAACGCGATGTCGTGTTCTTTGTCTTCTGCATCAAATATTTGCATTGGCTTGTTCGAATGAACCACGATAGCAACTTTGTCAAAGCGAGTTCTTTTTGGAGCAGGAGCTTTCTTCTTTCCTTTCTCTGGTTTTTCTTCTCGCCCAATATACGGAAGTAACTTATGATACGACTTGACAAGGTTTATGACCCTGTTACGAGCAAATATTTCTCTTCTTCCGCTAATCTTACCTTCATCGTCCAGTACAACTATATCATTTGCATTCTTAACCATCCAGGCTAAATACTTGTTTTTTCCGGAAGGATCTTCTTGTGACATCTTGTCGATGCCCCTTGGACCACTATATGTCGTGTTCCAGTCTGCATAATCTGATAGAACCCATTGAGGGTATTTCTTTTTTAAGTCTTCGAGCTTGCCTTCGAATAAGTCGTCGAACTGAGCATGGAAATCCTCCTTCTCCTTATCGGACATATTACCTGCTCTGCTAGCATCAACGCTTTTCGGGAGAAGATAATATAGTGTCACCCCCCATCGGTGATAGTATCTGTTAAACTGATTTCCTTGGGCGTCTGTTGCCGCAGTACACCACCTGGTGCCAGCCCCATAAGAACAAGAAGCTCTCCTCGTTTTGGGTACAACAATTTGAATTTTATCTTCCAGCCAGTCAACACTAGGAACTTTTCTATATTGGTCAGCAGGAATCTTCCTGGCCAGCTTTTTGTCATCAGATGCCTTCTTCATGGCTTGTGCATCCCGAACAAGATCTTCCATCTCTTTGGGGGTGAGAGTGGTGTGGTCTTTTGGGTTTGGCTTCTTTGCCTCGTTCGTAGCCACATTCCTACCAACAATTCTTCTGGTTACGCTTGCTAGGACCTCGGCAGCATACTGAACACTGCCGACAAGTGGTCCAATAAAACCAAGCCAGGTTTTTACATCGAAAAGGCTATCCTGCACCACTTTACTTATGTCCGAGTTCAAGACAAGATCTATTAATTTGTCTTTTAACGCACCACCGCTCTTTATGCTATCTACCACTTCTTTTATTTTGTCCGAAATATATTTGCATATGATGAGCACAGTACTGCCAGCCATCATCTTCACCCAGCTCATGTCTAAGCCGTTATAAAATTTTACAAGAACATCAATTTTTTTAGATAAACCGTCTGCAATAGGTGTATCGGGCACAAGCTTCTCAAGAGTGCTTTTCATTGCGCCAACTAATCTTGTCATTTCACGATGGAGATATTTGGAGAATATATCAATAGCTTTTCCTGTTTTATCTGTCATCATGTCGTAAAATGCTTGAAGCAAATTTTTAACTTCGCCTGCGCTTTTCTTGATGCTGGTAGCCAAGTTTGAAATAAAGTTTTCTAGAATTAAATGTTCGGAAAGAATTATCTCTCTCAGAGTGTCGTCGATAACAACCTCGCCAGACTCATTCACTGGTAATGCAATGCCAAGAACATTTTGTATGTATTGATGGTTTTCAAGAACCTTTTTGTTGTCTGGCTTTTTATAAAGCTTTTTCCCGTTTATTCTGCGCCAGTCAGTCTCTGTTTTTTTGATAAGTTTGTTAAATATTTCTTCTTCGATGCTCATTATACTTCCTTATTATAAAATAGTTCGTGCTTGCCAAACTTCGGCGTATCGAACATATCTACTTTTTCTATTTCAATTTTTGCTGCGGCAACATATTCACAATGGTATATATCTGCTGAGTCTATCATCCATTCATTCTTCTTGGTTTTGTTTGGCAGCCGATAGTCACACCAATATTCTTGCCCGTCTTTCTCATATATGCACAGTGCGTGAGCAGACATTAGGCCGTTGCCTTTCTTGAGCATGGAATAATAACCAAACCAAACACGGTCAACGAGGTTGGACTTCTTCAATACAGTGGCCCAATAGATGGCATGATCATCGCAGTCACCAAAAGGTTTCTCACTGTCAATGTTATCTTGCAGCCTCGTGGGATGAGTTAAATAATCAAACACCCCATTCAGCGGATCTTTTTTATATTTCGTTCCCCAATCAAAAAACTCCGGAATATCGTATATGTTTTCCGCCTTTCTCAGCATCACATTCTTTCTGGTTAAGCACATGGTAAGGGTATACCATGCCTTAGAAGCAAATACATTTAGGAAGAATAATTTCTTTGCGATATATATTTTTATTTTCTTCATGATATATAAATAGTTTTTTAATATACAACTTCTAAAAAGTTTTTGTACATGAAGCAGGAATAGGGCTTTTGATCAAAACTATATGGTGTGTCTGGCCGCCAAAGCCAACTCACTTTAATCATTCTTGGATCTGTTGTTCGTACTGGGTTTGCTACTACGATGCCATATCTCTTTGGAGAGTTTTTGCTACTCACGAGAGTTCCGACTCGAAACATATCAGCATCTTGGACTAAATTCATTTATCTCAACTCCCATTGCCCACAAGTTAAATAAAAGTTCTTCATATTCTTTTTCGGTCAAAACGAACATCAAGTAGCACATAAATTCTTTGGCATCAGTTTTACAAAGCGTCTCTATATGAAAGCATACAAAAGTTATAATTTCGAGATCAAAGGTTTCCGGAATATCAGGAAAACTATCAACCGGAATGTTAAACCTATATTTGGATATTTCCCTCTTTACTCTGGCTATTTTTTCTTTTCTAGTTTCCGTCATCGTCATTTACTAGGGTTCCATAATAATCATCTAATTCTTCATCGGTCATCCATTCTGTTGGGATGAAGTGGGACGTGTCGAGAGTTTGTTTTCCAGGAAGAGGAATCATTTCTTTGGTTACTACATCTTCCCAATCTGAATACAGTTCGTCATCGTCATCATCAATACATATCTCCTCGCAAACTTTTTCGGGCTCAGAAAAGACATCTCTCAAAATATCGTCTCTAAGTTTTTTACAAAGCTTTTCATTTTTCTGCAACTGGTCGCATGCCCTTTTAATACTCTCGTCGTATATTATATCATATTTCTTTACCTTAATACAATATCTATCAAGTGCCCATGCTTCTCTACTATTATATTTGATTCTCAAAAATACAACACCCTTATGAGTTTTGCTTTCCTTTGTTTCCATGATCTCGCAAGCCTTGCCGATCATGCTGTTGTTCCCCTGACGCCAATGCTTCCACCACATTATTTGCTTCGAGAGTTCAACCCAGTCACCTTTATAAAAAGTTGCCATCATTAATCCCCAGGAACATATACCACTCTGCCTTTCTAAACCGCTTTGCGTAATATCTAAAAAATTTAATATCGAAGCTTAAGGGCCTTGGCCTTTTAAGCAATTTCATGTTACATTGTAACAGAGTTTTACTTCCTTTTAAGTTATTGCAGTCCCTGCAGCTTGTAGCTGCGTTCTCCCAAGTTAAGGCTCCTCCCTTTGACCTTGGAATAATGTGGTCAACTGTGGCGTGGCCTTGTGGTAATTTGACGCCGCAGTACTGACACTCATACATATCTCGAATAAAAACATTCATCTTTGTGCATGCCGGAGTTCTTACTTTTCTTTGAATATAATTTTTAAGTATTATGGTGCTTGGTATTCCAAAAACATTATTAACCGAGCGCAAGACCCGAAAGTCGATATCTCTCATTTCCGTCCTGTGTCTTGAATGTCTTAACCATTCGTTTAAAGTAAATATATTGTAGTCACTGTCTATAACGTTTGCGGCTTCTCTAAACACAAGATAAATGGCCCCGCGCACGTTTGTTATTCTTATGGGGCGGAAATTCTTATCTAATACTAATACCTTCTCATTGAGAATTAAAGGCATGGTAGCATCCTCAGCAAACTCCCTCCTACGGGCGTAGTGCCGTCGCGAGGACACCACCACATTAATAAATATATCTTAAGTTATCTTTTTATCCGCAATGATAGGTGCAAGTTATCAGCTTTGTCGAAGAGTCTTCATTTTCCCATATAACTGCTTCTGATGCTTTTGCAACAGTATGGCCGTGAAGTAAGTCGTCGTCCTGCTTCATGCCGTGACCTTCCGTGTTAGATGAGCAGATATAATCTCCTATTTCGATATCTCCGCCTTCGGAACAAACCAGGATGTGCCCATCGCCCAAACAGAAAATGCTATGCATGTCTCTCTCTTCTTCTTCTGGTACATCTCTCATATGAGTGTTATATACACCGAGAACTGCTTTTTCTTGAGAGATGGTGGAAGTGGAAACCCAATATTGTACCGATTTCATTTTAGGTGAAGAAGTTCTATCTATCTTTATAATTGTGCCATACTCCATATCCAAGATTGAGTTGTCGGTAAACCTAACGTAGTGATCTCCCGTGAAAGCTCCATATGAAACTGTTCCGCCGCTGAACGAGATGTGCCCTACATTCCCGCCATCGCCATCTTTGAATTGTATGGCAGTATTGGTGCCATCACCATCATCGGAACCATTCTGAATTGCGATACCATGTCTATTAGAGCTATTTCCGTCATTTTGGAAAAACGCACAGAAGTTGCTGGCTCGATTATCATAAACCCTGAGTCTCCAACTGGCGTCGGAATGCCCTATGCCAACTCCGGTGTCGTTTATCGTCAATCCATTTGCCATTGCGTCCCTGTTGATTCGAAGAACATTGGTGTCATCCAAGCTATCGTTTCTCATCCCAAGGTCTACAGCCCCATTGCCTCTGCTACTTGCTGCATCCCCATCATAGTTGATAAAGAAACCATACTTCATTCTCTTATCAGAATCTCCGTCCTCAAACATCTCGATTCTAGAAGAATGATTAGACGCGTCCTCGTCTGCGCCACCGAGACGTAAAGTAACTCCGTCCGGGTCGTCTACTGAGATGTCTCCGTCATGTTTTATTGTCAGCATTGCGGCGGGACTTACTTCGTTAATTCCCACTCGACCACCCTTAATATTTAAGGTGTCATCATTACCAGCAGTAGCAATTGATAGATTCTCAGTGCCACCATCCCAGCCTATCCAGCCTCTTTTACTATTGTCTTCCCCGAATCCGAGATATGCACTGTTTCCTGAACCGGCGTCTATGGTGACTCGCTTAATCGTGGAAGAGTCTGATAAGCCAAGGTTGCCTCCCACGGCGAGAGTGGTTGTGCTAGTTGTAGTGGCAGACAAACTCATGTTTCTCGTAGCAAGAATATCTGTACTGGGATTATATTGAAGATTTGCGTCGGTATGCAATGCTTGGTTTCCATTAGTGTTACTGTCAACATAGGTTATGTAATGAGTAGTATTGCCTGTGTCGGTTGTTGTTGCAACGTTCGTGGTATTTGTTGCTGTGGTCGCACTTGTTGCATTGGTGGCGTTCGTTACAGTAACTCCCGCGATGTGAGTGTCGAGAGCAGTACCGTTCACAGTAATGGCATCTGCCTCCAGTGTTCCGTCAATATCTACATCTCCGGAAATATCTAAATTAGCAGCAGCAACATCCTTGAATGTTTTGTCTGCCCATGCAGCTGCAATATCTGTCCCGTTGGAACTCACAGAACTGGACCATGACTGCCCACTATTGATAACCCAGCTGGCATCAACAACTCCTGTTGACCACGCTCCCGGATCATTGTTGTCTACACCACCAAGTATTGATACAAAACAATCTTTATAATTGATTTTGCTTTTGATCCATAAATCAGCTGCGTCCTGGCCAACTGTCAAAATAAGATCGGTGCTCGGATCAAACCCTCCCAAAGTAGTGCCGTTGATCGGTTCGACCGAAACCCTCGTTCCGAGGGAATAATAATATGGACTGGAATTAAAGTATGTGTATTTAACACTTATAATAAAAGTAGCATCCTGATCATAGTTCCCGTGGTATTCAAACCCAGTAATGGTTAATAAGAATGTGGTTTCAGCCGTGTTATATCTATCCATCCCAGTTGGGGCAGAGGCAAATTTAATAAATTGATTTGTAGAGGTGGTATAACTTGAGTTCACCTTCACAGTCGGAGAGTATTTATTTCCTTTATGAAATTTTATATACCCGTCATCCTCAATGGTGATTGCGTCATCACCATCGGTATATGCTATCTTGGCAGTCTGAACTTCTCCACCAACATTCAAATTATCTGAACTAATAGTTACATTTGCTTCTGCGGTTAATGTCCCATCTCCGTCCGAAGTTAGAACCCTGTTTGCTCCATCGTTGCTTATAACCTCCGTAAGATCTAATGACAAGCTAGTTGCAGTAGAATCAAGTCCTGAGTTGAGAGTAACTTCAGTTAAGTCTAGGGAAATGGCGGGGGTTGTTGTTCCGTTGGATACATCCAGCCCAGTACCAACCGTAACATTCGTTACTGTTCCTGCAGTTGTCGTAAAGCCGGAGTCATTATTAAAACCAGATATGTTAATATTTCCGGGAGTAATTCTTTTAAAAGCACCACCGTCATTAATTAAAATATGATCCACGTCGGAGTTGCTAGTAGTGAGACTAGCGCCATCAGCATCAACAGCAACATCATCTGCGTTGACAGTAATGCCCGTTCCAGCACCAACTGCTAAAGTCTTGGTGGATGATATGTCACCACCGCCAGTCAAGCCACTCCCCGCAGTTACGCTAACGGTACTGTGGTCTATATGCTCATTCGCAACAAAACCAGAAAGGTTATCGTGGACAATTTGGGAATCATTAGTTTGAACATCATCCGCATTAACAGTAATGCCCGTACCAGCGATAACATTTAGGGTTGCTGCACCCTCAGTTGCACCTCCAGTTAGACCACTACCCGCAACAACAGAAGTTATGTCAGCGTCGATGGTGCTTGTAAGGTTTGAAACGGTTACTTTTTTTGTAGAGTTATCGGTGATGTCCTGCACCACGATGAAATCACCGCTAGCAGGCGCTGTGCCCAACGCTGTTAGCTCGCTGGCGTCAAGGGCTAGCGATATATCACCCGACACCCCGCCACCGGAGAGGCCCACACCGGCGCTCACAGAGGCAATATCACCTTCCTCGCCAGTGGTGTGAAAGTCAAAAAGCTCAGACTCTTCGCCGGATGAGTTTTGAAAAACTTTTAATTTGTCATCATCATCGACACGAATGTCAAAATATGTTTTTTTGCTTCGGGCCTTATTGAGAATTTTGAGGGTTTCAGACCAAAGGTTGCTTAGTTTGTTTGCAGGCATAAAAAACTCCGTCCCAGTAAATAGTGAGGAACGGAGCATTTAATGTTATAACGACCGCGAAGCGCCGATTTTTTTGCGAATTTTTTTGCGGTAAATTTTTTACACTCTATTGCATAGGGCATAGAAAAGCTTAAACTACGCCTTTTCCATACTTCTTTCGCAAGTAAGCCTTAATTTCTTCCGGACTAGAGGCTGTCATAATGGGCCTTTCCTCGTTGTGGAGCAAATAAAGCTCCTTGCCGTCCTTTTTCCCCATAGTAACATGCAAATTTAGGCCATTTCTCTTAATAGAAAACACTTCTCTTACTTCATCCCACATATCTAACTCCAAAATAAACTCAATCATTCTCTTCTTGTTCCGGAATTTCCAGAGTACCAGCGAATTGCGCCCTTTCAGAAACTTTTGCGGTGCCATCAATAAGACTTTCGAGATCATATCCAAGATTTTCCAAAGTCTCTTGAAGGACTTCCGCCTTTTTCTTTGCTTTGCGTTTAATACGCTCTTCTCTTTTAGTAAACTTCTTCATCATCTTTCCCATGTTTTCTCCTATGGTTGTAAATATGGGGAAACGAGTTCTATTTCCTCATCAAAAAATTCTTCTTTATGCCCATTGTGCAAAAGCACGAGATATAATGGAACATACTCGAACGGTTCATGGGGTTTCTTATACATTTCGGGATGCTCCTTGTATAATTCGGTATCATAATACTTTTCATTATAAAAGGGCGACTCTATCTCAGATCCCACATGCACCACTATCCCAACGCGATAGTAAATGTCCTTGTCAACAAATACAGGTTCCTTTACTTTTACCAGATCCCCTCTCATATATAAAGGCTTCCTCTTAGCTTTTTCCATGACCTATTAATATAACACAGCGTTATACAAAAGTCAAGTACTTTGTAACAATGAAACCTTATTTTCAGAATACCAAGAAGTACCCCCTGCTGTTTTTATGTACCCAATGCCTGGTTCTATGTAATACCATGTATCCTCGTATGCTGAGACTCTCATTATCTCTCCCTCGAATATCACCTTGTTGTCCCTTACAAGTACCTTGTCACCAACCCTAAGCATATACCTAGCCCTCCAATGAAAACCTCTCTACGAGGCTCCTGTTAGCTCACACAAGTATGCAAAGCACTAGTACATAGTCATAGCTATATGCTATTTAAAAAACTCAAATAATTACTAGCGAAATTTTAGCAACTACCTGTGCTATGAGTCTGACTCGTCATCGTTGTAAGCCATTTCATAGACACCTTCTTCTTCATTATATCTCAAGGGTGATAGGTTGTCGTGCCCCATCCACAAATTTTGTGCACTAAGTTTCTTCATTGCACCCAAAAGACTGTCTTTTTCAAGCTGTTCTGATATATCGAACACCAAACCCTCATCAATCCAAGGTTTTATTTTGTAATATACCTGATCTAAGCTATGGCTAGTCCAAAACAGCGATGGTTCTTCTTTTATTTCTAGTATTTCTGCAGCATAACAGTAGTCTTTAACGATCTGACTTGTTGGCCAACGGTTTACCAACACAAGATCACCAACTCTATACATCCCTTTTATCCTTCTCATTGGTTTCCCCATCCCAATTATCCATGTATTGGTAAATAGGGGCCAACTTTAGTCTGTGCTCTGGTATCCAAAGGGTTTTTTCTGCGGTCAACTCTGGGTATATTTGGTAAAATGCCTCGCCATCACGCTCAATTACGTCAAGAATGACGCCTTTGTAGCTCATGTTCGGTGCTTTACGGTACACAACCACTTCTGTACCTATGTTAAAGCTCATACTGGCTCCACTCTTCTTTGAATACCCATCGTCTTACACCCGTCTCGTTGTTCATCATAAGTGCACAGCTTCGTTTCCAAGCATCGTCAAAGTACAAGTCCAATACGAGCCACGATGTCTCATCCATTCTTCTTGTTAGTAAGTCACCTTTTTTCATGCTGTCTCCTTAATTCTCAAAAATTGGGCCGTGTGTTACGAACGGCCTTAGCTTGCTCTGCACCCCCCTAGTATCTACTAGTACCTACTCTCCGGGTACCCACCCCCCACGGGGGGGTAGGGGTAGGGGGTAGCATGCTTAGAACACCTCGTCACGCTTGCCCATTTGATATGTTAATGGCCTAAACCAATGCCTACCTTTGCATAGGTTAGGGTGCTGCCTCTTGCATGCCTCGTAAGGATCTTCTTTGGTGTTGTCGAGGTGGCATACAACGTGCACAGCGTTGCATAGGTCGGGATACACGCTACCACGCTTGGTGTCGAACTTGTATGGCGCAAGGATGGCAGTGAACTCGCATAGCATTGCTTTGATGGCACCGCGCTTTAACTTCTTGCTCTTGTTACTTTTTCTAGCCATTGTGATCTCCTAAATGAAATACTTGCCTACCATTATACCAAGAATGAACCAGCATGTCAAGTCTGCTAAGTGTGCTGCTAATAGTTTTCTGTTATGTGTCTTAAATATGTTTATCATTATATTGCCTCTCTTACATATGTCATCACCCATCTGGATGCATAGTTGTTATAGTCTTCTTCGTTTATATTTATTTTTAATCTACCCGCCAACTTTAGCCCGCGCTTCCATGCGTCTAACTCCTCTGCAATAACTTCGCACTTGACGGCGTTCCTTCGCTTGTTGACCTTAGCCTTTTTAAAACGCATGGCGGCAAGGTTCGGGAACTTGTCTTTGTAACCCTTGCTATTGTATGCAAGCGCATGTCCACATTCGTGAAGCAGGGAATAGATCTGGTTCTTCTTGCTCTTGATCTTTGTGTTATAGACAATATGCTTCTCCTCGTGAATGTAAGCATCCATGCCGTAACCACGACATATCTCGTAGCCACCTCTGAATGCCCATGCTTCTAGCTTACATAAAGCTGTGGTGTATTCTTTGTTATTCATACTTAACAAATGCCTTCTTTTGTGTTATAATTATTATAGTTTTGTACCCGGCAAAACTGGTTGTTCAGTCTCGGCATCGTATATGATCACAGGCAAGTCTTGTGACCTTAACTTTAATTCTAATGCTTTACGCGCATCGTCTAGATCGTCAAAGATGGCTACCGTGGTTTGCCCAAAGTGTGGGCTGATGGTTCTTAACTCGTATCGAGAGAAGGTTACGTTTGGGTATTTTTGTGAATATAGTTTGTCAGTCATGTTAGCTCCTTTTAGCCCATGTCAAATACGGCAGATACCGCACTGTTAATTGGTTCGATGTAGCAGTTGTATTCTTCCATAAGGCGATTGGATACCTCTGTCCATGCGTTGATGTTGCTTACACCACCGTAGTTTGGCATTTCGCCTTCATGATAGATGATGCTCACGCCATCTGGAGCCCATTGACCAGGATCTTCTTCGGCCAAAACGACACTCTCTGCAATAACTGTATCTGCTTTGGTTGCGTAGATATGGTTTCTTGAAGGTGTTGCCAGCATATCTTTAAAGTAGTCTGCAAACACAGACACAATAGCGTATTGTACTTCTTCTGTAACTTCCATTTTTTGTTCAAGGGTCATAGTCATTTTATCGTTCTCCTGCTACGGTGTTCATACGGTGTTCATTTGCTTGAAAAGTTACCCATTCGCGGCCTTCTGGAAACTCAACAGGGCCGCCGCGATCATCATAACGGTTACACATACGCTTGAACTGGTTCAAGTGTTTGGTGGTGGTTTTGGAATACCTCTCAATGCTTTCGTGAATGGTTGCGTTTCGATAGTTTACGATAAGCACAGGCTTGCCATAAGAGAAGTAAATGTCTTTATCCCAAGTGAAGTTACATTCTTCGTCTGGAATTTGTACGATAACACGGGTTTGGTTCTTGCCAATTGGTTCTAGTTTCATAATTTACTCGCTTTCATATCCGTCAAACCAGCCATCGCCGGAGGTTGCAGGGTCATTACAGTGGGCTTGTGCTTGTTCGAGGGTTAGACCGCGCTTAATAACACGGTTGTTGCCTTTAAAACGAAAGCGGATGATCTTGTACGTCATATTATCGCACCTCTTCTTTAACTTCAAGTGAATTGTATGAGGGATCTTCCGCACGAGTAAAGAAATAATAGCCATCCAAGCCTTGGGTGTCATAGTGACCAAAGTAAAGGGCTTCAGAGGGTTGTGGAATACGGCAACCAGCATCGGCAGGGGTATCTTTGACCATTCGTGCAAGGTCGCCAATGGTATGCTTTGCCTCGCGGTAGGTTTCTTCGAGGTATTGAATGGCTAGTTGTTTGATCTCATCTTGATCAAGGCATTTTTTGACCATATGGGTTGCTACGGTGTTTGCAACCTTGTCATAGTTGGTCTTGGTATTGGGGATCGTAAGGTATTTTGTTTTCATTGCGTATTTCCTTTGCGGTTTTGCTGCTTGTAAGTGTTTATTTTTATTCATTATTTCCGAGGCCCACGACGACTTGCCCATTTGGTTTTCTCTCCCGCGCCTTACTTGTTCATTTCCCTGTCCCTCCGTTGAATATGGCTTAATTATACACTTCTGAGCAGGGATTGCAAGGAAAAAGAATCGTTTATTTCCGGATACTTACGCAAAAAGCGACAATTGAGTGTTTTCGGGGGGTTAGGCGGCATTACGGGTACTTACGTGGATCTCCTAATCGAAGAGATCCCATCGTCATGTCGCATATGGCATAAAAACAGGCACCCGCAACCGTAATTTAGTGGCCTTGGGTGCCTATCAAGATAAGGGGGTTTGATCCTAGCCCCTATCATAGCTTGAAAGGCTCGCCGAGCGTAGGAGGGGAACAGCGACATGCCTAACATAACCATTATATCATGACGACGAGGACATGTTAAGGGGTGACGAGGTTATTTGTCACTTTTTTAACGCAGTGCGTATATACTATGTAACGTGCGTGTGCTAGATACATGGCATAGTTCACCACCATTTACCACTTTATTCCACAGAATACCACTAAAGTAGCTACCCTTACCACAGAGCATACAAAGCTATGACCCATCTTCTCTAGCTTCCATAAGCTCCCTAGCAAGCATTGCTTTGAAGTGTTTGAGCATTGTCTCTGTACCAACAATGGGCATACCCTTAATAAACTCAGTCTTTATTTTGTCTTCAAAGTCCTTAACCTTATCTTGAAGATATTCTATCTTCTCTTGTCTTTCTTCTTTAGTTGTCATCTTCTTCTACTTTCTTAATTTTAAACTCTTGTAAGCCATAGTGTTCGGGGTTATTCAGTATGTCCCTACACTTGTCTCTCCATAATAGTTTTTGTATGTATACCTGTACCCATTGTCTATTCTCGTATGAACCTTTTTGGTCTGGCTCTAAGCCTAGCTTTCTTCTTTGGTCCTCTGGTACTGAGTGATACCTTGTGCTGTATTCGGCTTCTACTTCTTTTATTACTTCTTCCCACTTTTTCTTCATTTCGTGTGTCCCTTAGCCCAATATGATGTTGTCTACATTTGTCATGTACTTTATGTGCACTGTTTCTACTTTGTTCTTTACATACACCTTGTAGCAATGCTGGTATGTTCCTCTGTTATCATTTCCTTCTTCTCCCGCCCAGTGCAGCACAATGCCCACTGAACCATGAAGTCGTATTCTATTGAACATTCCCAACTCTTCGTACATGCTGTCTCTTGGCTTTGTATCTCTAATGGATACCAAGTCTCCTCTTTTGAATTCTTTTCCTTGTTCCATGTTTCCTTATTATAGGTCAATAAGCTTGAAGTGCAGGTTCATTTTTCTGATGAAGTTGCTATGTTTTCTTTGCCACCCGCCAAACTTTACGCCAACGTGGTCAGGGTCGCAATGCAGATAGGCATTCTCTGTGCATATGGCAACGTGAACGAGCTCGTGGACAAAGCTGGTGTTGTGTATCTTAACATTCTTTGCTCCTCTAGTGGAAACCCATATCCTCGCGCCGTTGCCCAAGGTCAAACCATGCAGTGGAGTCTCCGCGATGTACTTGCCACTCTCGGAGTAGACATTCCTTGCCACTAGTTTCCGAGAACTAAACTCTATCTCAAGCGAACGCAAGTCTTCTAATAGCTTTCTTTGAGTCTCCTCGGAGTGGCAGAAGCCCTCATCAACCCAAAAGGCATAAAAGAGCGACATGGCTGTGGCCAAGTCAAACTTATCAACGGGAAAGAAGCACGAGTCTTGCTCTAGTGTTGCGTTGCCAAAGCCAACGATAGATGTTTTTGTGGTAGAGAAGCACTTCTTCTCATCTTCGAAAGTGTGGATAGCTTGTGTCTTAACGTAGTCTGTCCACTGGCTATGATAGAAGCCATACTGGTCTGTCTCTGGCGTATAACTAGACACAAAAAGCAGGATGATAGATGCTACATACGACCTCAAGATGTTCCTCACCTTTCCATAATAATGAATGCCAACATAACCAAGTAAATGATTGTGAAAACAGCATCCGTGGCTCTCTTAAACAAATAATATGTATAAAGTTTCAAGCCCGACAAAGTTAGCATTGCAAACACAAACAACTTTGTGTGGCCGGTAAATAGCGTTAGCAGCATGGCAATGATAGCCATTAGCTGCAAGCGGTTTAATAGTGTCTCATTCATCTTCATTGTTTTGCTCCTTTTTCTTTGCTAGTCTGTGTGCTGCTTGGCAGATCTGCAGTGCCTCATCTAGCTTTTTGGATATTCTCTCTGGGTCGTCAAGCAAACCAAGAGGGGCATTGTGCAATGCCCAACTAAGTTGGTGTATCTTGCTGTATGCTTCACACCTAGCTTTGATCGTCTTTGTATGCGTGGCTTTCACTGTGGTCTTATTCTTTCTACTTAACTGCCCGAACAACGTAGTCTGCTATCCACTTCGAGCATGTTGGGCCTTCCTTGATAGCTATCTTCAAAAGACTTCGATAGTAGTTCTCAAGGCTTTCGTGGTGCCAAATGGACTTCCCCGTTCTGCTCTTCTCTCTTGAGCGGGAGCGATGAAACTCTACCTTTTCCTGCAAAAAGGAGATATGCTCATCGAATCCCTTTCGTAACAAGGCCATCTTATCATCGTATGACAAGGTTTCTTTCATATTATCATCACTATCTGCCATTAACTTTGCCTTTGTTTGGAAAAAATTTGGGGCGAAAAGCTTTTAGTCTGAGGACAAAAGCTCCCTTGCCTCCAACACGACCTTCTCTGCCGCGAGAAGCCCAAGAAGCCCCACTGCCACCACAACATCCATGACTGCCGCTAACATACCATTTCCCGCATCTTGCTCTGTCGCTTGGCAGCGGCCTCAATAACGTTAAGACCTGCTGCCGTGGCAAGATCTTCGCCCATTGGGTCGCGCAACTGAGCTTCGAGTCGAGCTTCGATGTAGTCCGACAGAGTGAAGCCAAGGTTCGTAAACAAATAGCTTTCTTGCTTAAGACCTGAGTAAAACTTATCATGGTATGTGAAATACTCCATGATGTTGCTTTGTATTTTTTCGGGCCCAGTTGGGGCCTCTTCTTGTTTTTTCTTTTTATTCTTATTGAAGGTCATTTTCAGTCTCCTCTCCTAATAAAGAACAATCATCCCGCTAAGTTGCATGGCTGAAATAATGCCAAGTGCTGCAACTGCTCCCCTCAAATACCATCGGCTCAAGTCTGCTACAGCAGCCAACAAGCCTAGACCAAGTTTTTTAGTATCAATGTTTACTTTCATAGTTTCGTACCGTTCCTTTCGTACACCGCTTCTTTGTCGTATTTTCTTTCAACGACTTTCGATGACATGTAATTAACTATGCCCTGCAGTGCATTTATTGCCGTTTGCATCTTCTTTTTGTGGTTGTCGTCTGCCGTTGAAAATTCTTCCGAGCCTACCTCTTTGTTCATCTCTTTCAACACTTCTTTTACTTTCTTCTGATACTGGTTCATGTCTCTAAACATTCTTCTTGTCCTTCTTGCTATTTTTAAATTGTTCTGCTGTTTTCTTAACAGACCACTTAGAGTTTCGTGAAAGTTTGGCATAAGTCTCCAACTCCTCTTTGAAGGTAAAGGGTCGCCTCTTAACTTTCGTCATAAATTCAGACTCTTTCCCCATTTTCAAGTCACCAACGGACTGCTTCTCCCCATAAGGAGGAAAGGTATTAGTTTCGTTTGTGCCAAAAAGGTAAGCCCCAACTGCCCCTTTCGGAATAAAGAGAAAAGAATCCTGCCCATACTCCTCTGAGAGAACAAATAACATTGTCTCAAACGCTGTGTCATCTAAGAGGTTTACGACGAAAAAGCTTTCCTCGGCAACCTCCATTGCGGCTGGTTGTTCAAAGTTCTCTATGTAAGATCCCTTCACCTTGGTGACACCATATCCCCTTTCCAAAAGTCGAGCCTTCAAGATCCGGTTGTTTTCGTAGTTTTCTTTTTTCTTCCTGTCACCCCGAAAGCTTGTCACAATAGCGGTGTCGTGCTCTAGCATGTGCGAATACACTCTCGAAAGAGAGGACTCCCCCAAAAATTGTCTCCAGTTTTCATGTATTTTGTTCGCCATGTTTTGTTCTCTCCTTGCCTCTCCATTCTATCACACAAGGGTGATGTTTTTAACTTAAAAGTCCAATAGTTTCTTCACTCTTTTGGTGATGGGTCGGTTTTCTCTGCTTTTGTACGCCACCTCTTGACCACCGAAGATCTCCTGAAATAGTTTGTTCGCTATTTCCATATCAAACTCGGCTGGCAGCACTATTCGTCCTTTATCTTTTCCCGACATATATTTTTGTTCTTCTCTTTCTTCTTGTCTTTGAAGACTTGGTTCTTGTGGTCGTTAAGTTTTGGGACCAAAGGGTTTCTCGGTAGTCTTTGTTCTTTTTTCTTTGCCATATCTCATACCCCAAAGGAGCTTCCGCAGCCACACTTCTTCTTCGCGTTTGGGTTTACAAACTTAAAACCTGCAGCCATCAAGTTTTCCCCGTAGTCAAGTGTGGTGCCTTGTAACACCACCGCGCTGTACCCATCAACAGCAACCTTCAAGCCACCTACCTCTGTCACATGATCGTGCTCATAGCTCTCTGTGTCTATCTCTAGCTTGTATTGAAGACCTGAGCATCCTCCGCCCTGTATCGCAGCGCGTAGAAATGCACCTTGCTTGCCCTCACCATCGAGAGCCTCTTTCGCCTTCTCTATTGCTGCTTCTGTTAGTGTCAATGGAAACTCACTCACGTTCTTTCTGCCTCAGTGCCCTTAAAAATATCTCTGCATGTGTTCGGTACTTAAAGTCTGCAATACTTGAATTGTATATGTCGCCTGCTGAGTCTGTCAATACCCGATACACTGTGTAGCCACCTGGACCAAATGTGGTATTGTACCCAAAAGTTATCGGCTTTCCGCCGAAGTCATATCTTGGCGGGTATTTAGCTTTTGCTTTGCTCATGCTTCCTCACGGTGTGTGTGTTAGTATATAAATAATAAGATTGCAGCCAACTATCAGTGTCATCATGTATAGAAAAATTCCAGCGTATCCGTCCATACATATAAATAGCCCTAAGAGGAAATAACAAAGCAGTTATACTCGATATAGTCCCTATCAAACCAGTGTGCGCCACTTGGTGTTCGAGCTAGATAAGTGTCCTTTGTCTTTCTCCTGTCTTTCACCCCAAGAACAATTGCGATGCCATCTTCGGGATAGTCAGCATCAGTGATCAGGTCGCCCACCTTGGGAAGACTCCTGTTCTCTTCTTTTTGCTTCAATAGCTTTTCCAGTTCCAGTCTATTTTTTGTCCAAGGTTCGGAATACTCATCGTAAAGCCTCATGCTGCGACGGGCTTGCGTGATAGCAAACGTCAACTGATGCCACTCTTCTTGCCCTAATGCCATTATAGCACCTCCCCGTAGATCTCTCCTTCATACTCAAGGGTTTCGTCCGTTGCTGCCAAGTCTTCGGGCCTGCTGATGGTTGCGTCTGCAGACAGGACTCCAGCCCCGAACCGCTTTGCTGCTCCCACCTTTGCGGCGCGAACAATATCACTGATAGGAGAGTTTCTGTCTGCCTCCACAACAACATTGCAGTGCTTAGGAAACCACTCATCGCCCATGTCGCCCTGTATTCCAGGTGCCCAAACGATATTCTCTAAAAAAACATGAAACGCCTTCTTCAAGGGCATATCAAATGCGTCAACTTTATTTGTCACGGTTGTACTCCTCTGTCTGACATAAGCAAATATAAAATAACATTCCTACAATTAACCATTCCATTTTGTCTCCTCTCTAAAAAAGTTGAGCAGTTACCCCTGCCGACTTGCTGCCCGTCAAGTGCATGAGGATTCCGTACATGCGCCCGATTGAGGCAGGGGAAGATGTGATCCCTATAATTATACCATAAGGAATAAGTCATGTCAAGTGTTTTCTTCTGGTATCAACTCAACCTCCGTTATATATGAAGTTAAATACTCCGATATTACTGGCCCATGATCTCCTGCATGCCAGCAGATCCGAACGCCTTCTGGTATGTCCTTTGTCTCCCAAGAGCCCATATCTATTCCAGTTTGAATGACAACACCGATCCACTTATCCGTGTGAGGCCCATACCAATACTCCATGTCACTCATGTTCGCTGGACCTGGTGCGCTCTGCCTCTCGGACAAGCTCATCTCGTAAAAGCGGCGCTTAAACTGCACCAAGTCTCCCACTTTAGGTTTATACGGCATTCTTTTCTGCCTCTGCGATATTTTCGCATGCAAGTTTGAAATACTCTTCATCTTTCTCTATCCCAATAAAACGACGGTTATGCTTTGTGGCTACGACTGCAGTGGTGCCAGCGCCCAAGAAGGGATCGATAATTGTGTCACCCTCTTCTGTGGTGGGCAGGATGCAGTTCTCAACCAACTTCTCTGGAAAGGTGCAGACGTGTCCTTCATTCCTTGACGGAGGGAACCTCCATACATTTGTTAAGCCCAAGCTGTTGTTCCATTTGCGAGGCTTCTGAATTTGGTAAACTCTCTCCTCTTGGATGTGGTATCTCCTTGACGGGTTTCCAATGCCGCATCGATCCCATATGATCTCACACCAAATGGGAAACTTCGATAACCATTGCATAGGGTGGTGAAGGTTGCTCTCAGAGCGATAGATGTTTCTATTGTGCCAAGCAAACCTCACCTTGTGGTTGTAGAAGATGCTGCTTGCACAGACTCTCATCAGGGAGTGAATGACTGATTGCTGCCAGCCTTGGTATTCCCATTCTGGCATATCATCATCGTACCACTTGTCGTACTTCTCCGTCATAGACTTGCTAGTCTTTGAGTTTTCGTAGTTAGAATATCTCTTGTTGAGGTTGTAAGGTGGTGATGTAACGCACACCTCAACTGAGTTCCTGTCCAGCGATGCCATCACCTCTTGGCAATCTCCAAGGTAAACAACTCCGTTTTTAAATTCTCGTTTAAACATATTTCTCCAAACTCTCTACACAATGAAAGGTCTTACACCGAGGCTTGCGGTCCAATGGTAGCCACAAGACCTCAACATACATGGTAGTATCCTTGTCGTATTTGACCACAAGGCCCACTTCATCTCTGTAGTGTGGTACGGGACTGTGTTGCCAGTCGGCATGCTTAACCAAGTCTCCAATGGTAACATTGTTTTTATTCGTCAGCATCGATCTTTTTCAACCTTCTGGCTGGATGCCACATTGCCGCGCCATTGTCACACCACCGCACACAAACGTGTTGCTTGCCCGTTGCGGGGAACTCAAGTGTGCTTAGGACCAGCCCCAAGGCATACTTCGATCCCTCTGGCAATGCCCTGATAGAAACTTCTCTTACCAAGTCTCCTCTTTCTATTGTGAAATTACTTTTAGCCATGTTTTGTGATGCCATTGTGTCACCGACCTTCCTATGATGTGTGTGTCCCATCTAACCAAAACCCCGCAGCCCCAAAGAGCATGCTCTTCACCAACCTTTACAACAACTCCCACATGATCCTTGCTAGAGTGTGGGTGTGACACCGGAAAAGTCTCTTTAACTATGCTTCCCGCCCTGCAGTCCATTATGACCCCCATCGGTTTTCATCGCTAATGAGCTTCCACCAGTCTGACCTCTTGGTCACACCTTTTATATGCTTTACCCGCACGAAAAAGCGGCGATACATGCCTTCCCTGCCCTCTGTTGGGACAAAGATACAATGGTTTTCGGGAACCAGCACCAAGGAGCCCCTTGTGTACTCTGCGAAGCTGTTGTCGTTAGTGACCTCCGCTAAGATATGGGGATCAATCTCCCTCTCACCTGCCCTGCGGATGGCTTTAGGCTTGGTGCCATGCACGTCAACGAGTTTAATACACTCGATAGACGAACTATCAGGGCGCATATCGCCCATGATCTCTTCTACTATGCTCTTCGCGAGGAAGTCTGCTGCTCTCATGGTATCTCCTACTCGATGTAACCTTGTTCAACAAGTGCTGCTGCGTGTCTTTGGTAGCTTCCCTGCAAATGGTTAAGCAGGTTGCGGTCTAGTAACTCCTGAAAGAAGTCGATAACCTCTCCCTCGTCCATTTCGCCATTCTCATACGCCATGATCATGCTAACAATATTGTTCGTTTCTTCAAACTTCATTATAGTTTACCTTCCTTTATAAGTTTCCCAACCGTGGGCATTGGCTTATCGTGCTTCAACATAGGACTAGACAACTTGGCAAGGTCTTGGAAGTCATCAAAGCTAAAGTCCTCACCCTTCAATGGGCTGTTGACACGAAGAATGAACTTAATAATGTCATACTTGAGATCAACGTATTCTGCTCTCAGTTTGAACCTTTCTGCCATGCTAAGTCTATCATACATGCTAAGTAAAACTTCCTCAAAGTGGTTAAGGGTGTTGTTCAATTCTACTTCTATTCTTTCTTTTTTCATACTTATTCCTTATTGAATTTTCGTTAGTGTTTTGATGTCAAACCATTTTTTCATCTGGTCGCCATAAGCTCCGCTGTCATTAAGCCAGAAAACTTGTGCGACATTCTCTTCAAATATCATTTCTTTTATTTCCCGCACGATGCCCATCAAAGGTGGGTATCCGTACTTCTCTTGCTTTGCTGATAAACCCTCATGGGTCACTGTATCGCCTACTTTAAGCATCGTTTTACTCGCTCCAATCATATCGCTCTTGTGCTTCGTCCGGTCGCTCGATCTCTACCACCGCGACAAGCAAACTTGAGTCGTTTACATACTCAACACCATCAACAAAGGCATTGGCACACTCTCTCGTAACAAAGGATGCGATAACCCTGCCTTCGTTCTCTGATGCGTCACCATCTCTTTTTATCACTACTTGATATGTCATCTTATTCTCCTTTTCCCGCCAAGAAGTCGCTATAGCGGATGTGGCTTCGGTGGTGATAGCCATTGGCGAAGCCATAGTCCAGTGCTTCTCTGACGGTATCAAACATTTTCTTTTCAATGACTCCACTGTTGGTGCGGTACAAGCCAACTTCTTTGTATGTGCCGTCCAAGTCAGTGGTTGTCCATGTTGAAAAAGTGCCTGTCTTTGGGTTCTCTGTCTTTGGGTTCATCTTTGTCTCCTATGACTCAATAGTGGTTTCATAATAAGCATCATCATCATCTGTGATGCGAATGGTACATTGGGAATGCTCTGATGCCACCTCTTTGGCGAATGACAGCGCATCCTCTTCTGAGGCGATATCCTCTTTCAAGACTTCCCACGATGGTGCATTCTCTCCCCACGGGCAATACTTAATATCTACTTTAAACATTATAACACCCTTTCTTTGGTTCTCTGAGCAAGCCTTAGTGCTTCTGCTGCTGACTCCGTGTCAGGAAATTTGTCTTGCAACAAAAGCTGAAGGTTTTCAACAATGAATAGCTGTGAGGCATTTGTTGGTTCTGTGTAGTATCCGTTGCCAAACTCATATTTGGAAAGGATGTTGATGGTTTTGGTATACTCGTAAATGTCCATATTATAATTTCCGAAGGGGTGGTGGGTTGTCTTGTTTTACTCTCTTTTTGATAACCTTTTTGTAAGCCGCTTCGCAAATTTGATGAAACTGCTCTTCGGTTACATTAAGATACTCTAATACTGCTTCTAATTCTTGCTTGTCAGTCATTTTATTCTCCTTTTCCCTAGTCAAACTCGTTAGGATCTGAAACGTGAACAGTGACACTTACTTCTTTGTGTGCTTCCCACGGGTTATCGTGCCATTCGCCAATGTTGTTTTCATCATATTCAGGGTATTCCCCGCATGCCTCAATAATAATGTAGTCCTCTTCATAAAAGCCGTTCTCTGGTGATGAAGTAAGGTACTTTAAAGCATCATAAAGCTCAACAATTTCTGGATAGTCGTCCCTGTACCATTTCACGGACTCAAAGATGAACGCTCGTCCTTCTGGCTTTTTGCTGCTCTGATCAGACATTTCTTCTAAAAACTTCTGTGTCTCAGGCTTCAAGTTGAGAAAGATATGCTCTTTTGTTGCTACAAATACGTCACTTCTAATACCCATTATTCTTCTCCTTCAAAAATGTCATCTTGGCAGGTCTGGCAAAGGCCAGAAATTTCAAACTCTCTAGCACTCTCTTGGGTGTGGAATTTGACTACAGGCTTGCCACAGCCGATAGGTGCGGGTACGCAAACCTCATCAAGAATGGCTTGCTCGCGGTCAACACCGAATTCGGCCTTGAGGTGGTTGTCAATATGGGGGCTTTTAATAGTTGGAATAAGCATAGTGTCTCCTTTTAGTCTCGATAGCAGCCGTTAGTCCTCAATAAGTTTTGATAGCCAACCTTGGCTAGTGATAAGATCTCTTCCCTACCATCATCAGGTAGTTCGCCAAGCTCACTAAGAAAGCTCAACAGTTCAGCGTTTGGATCATACTTGTTGGTCGCCTTGATAACAAGGTGCATCAAGTGTGATGCTGTTTTGCGCTGTGTCTCTTCAAATAAAATTTCATGTGCTGCTTTCATATTATTCTCCTTCTATTTCTTCAATTTCATCTACTGGCAACCAACCAAACCATCGTGGGAAGCGCGGGTCTTTGCTATCTCGCTCAACACTGCAGAATGACTGACAGGTGCGGCCCACAAAACCATGAACATTGTCGGCAAACTCTCTAAAGTGCTTCGACATTGGACCCTGCTCTTCCTTGAGGGGGATCACGGTGTGTTCTCTAAAGCGGTTTTTAGTGCGTTTTGTTGCGTTAGCATTAGGCTTAAACATTATTAGCTCCATTCTTTCAAGTCAATTTCACAAACATTGTTCCCAATTGTACCATCGTTCCATAGCACCTTGAAGAAATTCCTATCACCAAAGAATTTCCTGTTAAGTGAATTGTGTTCTAGCTTTTCCAAGACGATACCAATTTTTCTAATGTTTGTACCAGTGTGTTTTACTAAAGTTCCCGCTGCTTTCATTTATTGTTGCTCCTGTTCTACAGCCATTCGTGCTGCTTGCTTTGCGATACAGACCAAGCCCGCTTGTGTTGGGAAGTCTTCTACCATTTTCCATTCAATTTCATTGGGCATGTGTCGGCTGTAAAAGGCCAACGAGTCCCAGCGGTCAAGTGAGATATGATTGAAATGACCATCATTTTTCGAACTCGTAAGCGTCTTAATACCAAAGGCATCCTTAACTTGCTGTACCAGTGCGGGACGCACCAGTTGAGAATAGTATTGCTGGTGCGTACATGCACCGTTTAAATAGTCTTTGCGGGTATAAACAAAAGGTACTGTTGGGCTTGCCATGATAAAACTCCTATTGGCCTTTAAATTGTGCGTAAGATGCAGACTTTTCTGCTAATTTATAACCATTTTCATGCCCGTAACGGACAGCAGACAAATTAGTCTTGAAGATCTGCTCTTCGATGTTCCCACGCTCATCACGGAATACACCCAAAATAACACACTGGTCGAAAATTGTTGTAACGTATGTTTTATATTCTTTCACTTGCTTACTCCTTTTTAGTTTCGTTCTTGTCTTTAAGATGTACCCATTATACCAAACTGAACGGGGAACACAAGGAAAAAGATCTGTTTACTTTCGGGTACTTAGGGATAAAACGACATTCAGGTACTTATGCGTTTTTGCCCGACTTATGGCCATTTTCAGGCACTTACGTGGATCTGTTTTTTGGGGTAGATCCATCGGCATGTCGCACATACAAAAAAACCCCCTAAAAACAGGGGGTTACGTAAGTGCTTGTATTTAAAGGACATTTAGAGATCTCTTCTTTTTCTTGAATTCTCTAATTTTGATGGAGTCGCTTTCACGGGCATGGGGCAGGATGGAATCCACCATTGGCTCATAAAGGCTTGTAATCATCGCCCGAATGTACTCAAGGCTTACAGGCTTAGTGACATACTCTCCGCCGCAAGGGAACAGCACCGCTTGTGCCTCTCGGATATGGCGTGAGATATTGCGGGTACGAGCAGGGTGACGCTTCTTGAGATACACCGCCTCTTTTCTGAGATAGTCTGCTATAATTACAGGCACCCCAAATGAAAACAGGATAGCCTTGGATGGCTTGCGGATGCCAGCCACATCATAAACAATGAGGGTCTGGTTTCTCTCTCTATTTATTACTTTCATTCTTCTCTCCTTTTGGGGGAAGTGTTTGATCAAGCGTCGTTGGTTTCTTCCCCACAGGGCAAACCTCGTATGTTCCCCCACTATACGCAGTCATAACAAACCTCATCCCTTTGACATTTACAAGAACTTTTCGCTCCCATATATTAACATCTTCCACTTTCGCTATCCGGCAATGAAAGGCATGAACAAATGCGTCAATGTACTTCTCTACTTGGGGTAGTGTTGGAACTTGTGCAACTATCGGAAGAGATATGGCTGCAAAAGAAAAAACACACCCAAGGAAGAAGCCCACTAAGGAACTGCGACTCACACATCCTCCCCCTCTTGAGATGATGCATACTCGTTGAACCTCTCAATAATTTGCTCAAAGGTCGCCTTATCCTTGAGAGAGAAGCTGGTTGTCACAAAGCGGATGTCAACGCTCTCAGTGTCAATAGCCGCATTGCCATCTTCATCTTCTATCAATACCTGCTTTGGCAAATAAAAGTCATTTATGCCATCCGGCTTCAGAACGATAACATAGTCCTCTGCTTCGTCAATATCATATTTGTTCTCTAGCCGAATATTGTTTTCTTCTTCTTTTTCTGTTGTCATACTCACTCCTTCTTAGTTTGTGTATGCGAAAGAGTCTGAGCTCTTTCTTCTTCTTAGTTTATGAACCTTGTCTATTCTCTCGATAGCTGCTCTGACCTCTGTCAAAGAAGCTATCGGCATTTTTTGGTGGAGAAGCATATCATTTACTTCTTCTTTTATTTCCCTTGCTGTCTTGAAGTGGATATAGGAAATAACACTGTCAACACAGAGATCTATTTCTTTTTTGAGGATTTTTTTCATGATAAGCCTTTCTATTCTTGCAGTATCTTCATCAGGAAAGTAACGTCAATATGGTTGCTATTTAATATTTTACCATACAACGAGGAAACTTTAACATATCTTCTTTTTTCTGAGCCGTAATTTATGGTCTTTATCTTTTCATCCAAAATTATCACAACGGAGCCATCCACTAGCGACCAAAGCTCTCCTCTCTTAAAAGATGTCACCTTTAAAAATGCTCCTCTAATTCCCCGACACTAAAACAAAATGCCCTCACGTCCTTATAGGCGGAGTTGGTACCGGAGTTGGGGTCGAGCAGGACAGTCACATACTCCCCTTCGCATCGAGGTTCTATTTTTATTACGCGACCTCTCTGCCCAATGAACTCGCCGCTACTTCCAATAATATCTGACTTTATCCTCACAATAGAACCAATTTTCAAAACTCATCCAATCCTTTCATCATCTCATGGTACTTAACTATCCACTTTAGCGTCCTCATAAAGCCAGATCTCTTCTTTTTCAGGCTCTTATTTTCCTCGCCATCAGTACAGGCGTATAGCATAACAGTCGCCTGAATTGTTGCAAAGAGGCTATAGACATAGCAGTTTACCAGCAACTCGTGCTTGTCTGGCTCATTCAGCCATTCTTCTCCTCGCTCACCATCGTCTGGTGCCAAAAGCTTCCAGAGGTTTACCCCATCCTCATCAAGCGGCTTTAGGTGTTTCGCCATCTTCTTGCCCTCCAGAAATTTCTGCAAAACACTCTCGATGCTCAACACATTTCAAGATATTTCCCTCTGTTACCCAGACTACCTTGTATGTGTTATTCTTCACTCCATCCCCAACAACAATGCCCACACTGTAGGTAATGTTCCAGGGTTTTGTTCCAAGCACAAGAGCTCCGTCCATATACTAAATACCTAGAACTTTCTCATTCCCGCACTTAAAACTTGTATATGACATAACTCTTTTTGGTGCTATCCAAAGTCTCTTACACACGCTTCGAGCAGGAGTAGGGGCTCCAAGGTCTGTGACGATGATGTGGGCGTCATAATTGTGTTCGTTGACATATCTTGTCGGTGCATCAAAATCTGTCCCGCCAGTAAGAACTCGCTCTCTCTTGACGGTTTGGCCTTTCTTTACACGAACAATCTTCTCTTCGTAAACTCTGGTGTCGAACGGTATCAGGTCAAAGTCAACAATGCTGCTCAGTACACCAATCTCTGAAAAGAATTCTGCCAGCATTTTATCGTCAACGGAACCAGACTGATCTAGGCTCACCGCAATTTTCGCCACTCGCCTAACCTTCTTTGCTGGAAAGACATATGGAAACCTTTTGTTTATCTTTCTCACCGTACTATTCTTGTCCATCCTCTGTGATGTTTTGCAAAAATACCTAAGAACCTTTTGCCAGCTTACCTTTGAGCCGATATACTTATCTATAAGTTTATTACGCAACTCGCCAGAAACATTTCCCCATCGGTTAGTTTTTGAACATTCCGAAACCGCTTTCGACACTGCATCGTCAAGCTTGCTGGTGGCGATCTCAGAGGATACCGAGGCTTTGCCCTCCCCTTCTCCGCCACTACCCTCAGCGCCCCACTCGTCATGACTGTCGAACTCAGAAGTACCCTCCAATTCCTCTTCTGACATTTGAGAAAGTATCGCCTGATAATACCACTCTGAGGTTTTGCCCGATGGTAGCTTTTCAAATATGCCTTCGCCTGGAAAAACAGCAATATCTGGAAGCTCTCCCACTAAGTGACTGTTGATAGCCAAGTCTGCAGCAATATTCCATATCTTGTGGTTCTCCCTTTGTTGTCCGGACACATGATTAAATATCAGGTGATAGAACTCATGCTTGAGGACTCCCAAAATTTCTTTAGTTGGCAAGGTGTTGATAAACTCCTCGTTATATAACAGTTGAAACCTTCCGGTGTCCTCATTGAAGCGAACCCCGCAGGTCGGAATACTATCGTCCCTTATCTTGTCGATCTGCAATGAGATGTATGAAAAGAACGGCTCGTCCCTGAGAAGGGCAGATAGGTGCCTTCTCATATCAAATTTCTTTTTAGTCATCTTTTTGGTCCTCAACGAAACTCAAAATGTCAACAATATACTCACGGATAACAGTGCCATCCGATGCCTTAGACTTGTGAAAGGCTACGATGTTCTTGAGTTCTCCGGAACCAATAATAGACCATAACTTTGCTGCAGCCTCAGACGGAACTTTAACAAAGTAGTCACAGACGTTCTTTAATATATCCTCACTCAACTCATCAGGCGAGGCGAACAAGCCATGACCGTCCTCATCCAGCTTCTCAATAAGATCGCAGTGCTCTGACAATGTAAAGTCCTCAACCAGCTCAAGCTTGCCGTCGTGGAACACATCCTCAACGGATACTTTTCTCTCGCAGTTTTTGAGATAGTCTGCGAACGATACAGCGGCTTGCATACCGACGAAAGAGCAGGAGATATTGTAAATGGACTCCAACGACTTCTCGTCTTTGCTATACATATATTGGTTGATGAGATCGCCAACAGTGATGCTCAGTCTGTCCCACGATCTTCGGCTTGGGTAAACTGTACCTGGGGAGTGCTCTTCTTCAAATTCCAAAAACTTAGTTTCCCTATTCAAAAATGCAATGATCTCGCCACTGACTTTTCCTTTTGCCCAAGCCTTCCAGTCCTCATAGGAGGGATCTACGTCGAACACAGACCAGCGATCCAATTCTGCAGGGTCCATTTCGCCTACCTGATATGATGAGCTTTCCTGTGCGCCACCATTAATAGCCGCGAAGATAACCGTATCGGGATGAAGTGTCCATCCCGCCAACTTCCTACTATCCGTCAATTCAAAAATACCCTGACGGACTTCGAGAACTGCGCGATCAATTTCATCAAAAAACAGAACAACAGGCTCAGTGCAAGCCCTCACCAGCCAAGCAAACGGTCGAAACTTTGAAGCCTGACGACCGTTTACTTCGTAGGACTCCTGACTTGGAATACCAAGTAGATCCCCCTCTGTCATCTGAGATGCTCTACGCTCCACGACCGGAAGCTCGATGCTCTCTGCAAACTGGTAAATAAGTTGACTCTTTCCGATGCCATGCTTTCCTCGAAGAAGCACTGGAATTCTGGCACTGGTTATTAACGGAAGGCACCTGTTCAGCGAAGAGAAAGAAATGCTCATTTATTATATCCTACTGTTTTGAGTTAATAAAAGTTTCTGCGGCTGGCGGAGATCATTTCATCAACCCTCTTGATGAGTGATCTCACTATATCATACCATTGTTGTTCCGTAATGTCAATAGCTAAATCAATGTTTTTTTGCTTTTTCTGCAAAGAAGCGCCCGATGGAGAAATTACTTGAACATTTTCAGATAGTTGCAAGAAATTATTTTTTCCAGAAAGTTCGCTGTGCATGGTATTTAGAAGCATTTCAAGCAGATCCATCACACTTTTCTCACCTTTGACTACATCTGTCACGCTCTCCACATCCGCAGTCTCAAAATGCCTAATTAAAGATGTAGCTTGCTTTTGCGAATACATGCTTGCTGCATTCAAGAAGTCTCCTTTTATGAGAAATAGTTCCCTCTCCCTGAGATCTGCCTTGTGATAAGTGGCCGAGTATGCTGGGTGTGTCTTTATCTCCCTCTTCGGGGGAGGAAAAGGCAAGGACGATATTTCAATGAATTTGTCTCTCGAATATACTCTCTTCAGCATCGCCCTGAAAGATGCGTCTGTCATTTCTTTCGGCTTTTGCCTCTTCATGTCAGCACTTAATTCTTCTTTATAATTGTGTATTGCCCACAAGTTGTAATACATCTTCTCTGCCATCCTGCGAAGAATGGGGAATGCACCACCGAAAGCTGGTCCAAATAAGCCAGAGTTTGCTAATGGCGTTGCAGTCACAGCAAAAAAGTTGGTGCTGCCACCATCGGAGTCCACAGTATATAGGCTGCCGACAGTGCTTGCCCCGAAGGTTCTGTTTGGTTCATAAACAAACTCACCCTTCTCCCTAGAGAAGAAATAATGAGGTTTGTTGCTTATCTTCAAGATAGCCATGTGCCCTATGCCATTCTTTTCGAGTTCTCTATAGAATTCCGTAAAGAAGATTCTGGCACATTCCCTGACTAAAGGGGCGTGAACCCTCTTGTGTGGGCATTTGCGAATATCATGAGATGGCTCCTTGCAGTATGAGCATTTTCTCATATTCTAGCCTATTTCTTTTTCTTGGGGGCTTTTTTAGTTGATGCTTTCGGCTTCGCCTTTGACTTTGCTCTCTTTGGGGGAGGCGCAACTGCCCCTGCTACTCTTTCTTGCATCAGTTCCACCTTGGCAGTGGCCTCGGATAACTTGCTTTTTAGATATAGAACTTCGTTCTCAAGGGACACCTTATCAAACAGTGCCTTTCTGAGTTTTTCCTGTACTTCTCCATATTTCGCCTCCATCTCGCTCAAAGCTTTGACGACCCTATCCCGCAAGTCTGGGGATAGCATCTTTGAAGTGTTCTGTGCCACGGTTTTCATGGCGTCCCTTAAACTACTCATCTTTTCTCTCCTTCGTGAGAACTTGTTTTACATATTATAACAAATTTGCTTTATAATGTAAAGTTATTTTTATCAGAAACACACGTCCTGAAAAATATCCCTTAAAATTTCAGTATATCGAGACGGGCTCGGTGGGTGAATATCAATCGTTCTGTCTGGATCTCCGAAAGCTGCGGCAAGCCACGAGTTAAGAGAGCTCATCTGATCTATGAAATAGATCTCCAATTCATCTCCAGTTTCACACGAACCTATTTGGCAAGCTGTTACCTGAACTCCGATGTCTGATGGTTGCTGGCTGTAGCTCGTCTGTGGCCCTTCGTCACTAATGCTAATGACATACGGATACGCATCGCTTCTCCACGGAATACCCAGAGGATTGAGCGGGTCTGTCACAGCCATCACAACGTCCGTTGTTCTTTCCCATCCGCCACCACTGCAACCAAGGCCAGACAGCAAGCTAGAAAGACCTGCAGCATCAACCATGCCGCTCTGTGTCATAACAACAGAGTTGCCATATGAATTCGTGTGCCACCTGCTTGGATGAATAACCAAGCCAAAGCGGTGCTCAGTCTCATCGAAGTCGGCAACATATGCTGCTATCCCCTGCTGCAGTGCCTCGATGTACGGACACATAGAGCCAGAAATATCTACAACAAAAACCATATCCACCTTTTCGTGAGCGTTTAAGTCCTCATCAACCTCTCCATCACAATCATTATCAAGTTCATCGCAGACCTCTTCTTCGGGCCCGACCTCCCCAATGCATTCTCCCCACTCGCCAACTTCGCAAGTTGAAGTTCCCATTTGACATTGGCCTATTCCATGTAGGTTTGGGTTATTCCCGCACATGGACACAATGCCGTCAATCTCTCCGTCACAATCATTATCCCAGTTATCGCAGATCTCTGGCTCGATGCCTTGGTAGATACATGGACCCCATATTCCCCACTCGTCACAAGTCTGTATTCCCCACCCACAGTTCACAATATTGCCTTCTGTGTCGTAAATATCTTGTCGGCACACCTGAACATCGTCCTTTATACAAAGGCATCCTTCGTCTATCTCGCCATCACAATCGTTGTCAATGTAGTCGCAAAGCTCTACTGATGGTTGTGGTGCGTTGCAGTTTTCCCAGTTGCCCATTCGACATTTTTCCATGCCTTCTCCACAAATAGTCTCACATGGCTGGTAAAGGTTTTCATCTATTGTACCGTCACAGTCATCATCAAGGTTGTTGCACTGTTCGTTCTCTGGCATGACTGCATCAAAACACTTTACATCTCCCTCGACACAATACTCCACCCCATAAGAGCAGATTCCAATATCATTGTATCCGCACATTCTTTGGGCCAACGTCATAAGCTCCATAGGATCATCGTCAATGACACCATCGCAGTCATTATCGATTCCATCACACCTTTCCTGCTCATCTAGCACTTGCCCCTCACAGTTCGTCATTTGCCCGTCAATGCATTTCATGATGCCAGTGGCACACGGAGTGGCCTCGGAGAAGATAACGTCGTCAGAGCCCGTCCAGCACGTCACAGGGGGTATCTCATCTACCTCCCCATTGCAATTGTCATCATAACCATTGCAAACCTCAGTTCTCATGGGCCTAACTTCTGGGTTTGTGTCGTCACAGTCTTGTGCGTTTAAGCAAGAGTCCATCGAATTGAACCCGTCGCCGTCTTTGTCTTCGGATAGACCATCGTCTATCAAGCCATTGCAATCATCATCCTTCTCATTGCACTCTTCGTCTTGCGATCCGACATAGCCTTCGCATGTAACAGAATAATCATCATTGTCACAGACTGTGGTGCCGAAAGAGCACTCTCCCTGATCAGTGAAGCCTTCAAGATCCTTGCCAACGAGCACACCTTCATCGGTACCGACGGCGCAAGGTTCAGGAGGTGGACAAAAACGTGTTAGTGGCTCATCGCACTGAGGGCATGCGGCAAGTGCCACCAACATAACTGCGCTTACTATAAAAAGCCTAGACAATTTTTTCCTCATAAAGTAAATATGATCAAAAACCAGTATAAATCACTTTCCTGAGCCTTGTCAAGCAGTTTTTTTATTATTCTTCTTCAATATTGTCAAGAATTTCCACCCTAAGATCTTGTTTTTCCATGTCATTCAGATATCTTACCACAGTTTTGTGGGAAGCTTCAACAAAAACCTTTCCGTCAATATCACAATAATAGCAATACAGGCCGCCTTTACCTCGGCAAGTCATGCAATTGGTTCGGACGTAAAGTTTAGTCTTCGCCAAGTTCCCTTCCTCTTCGTGCTTGAAGCTTCTTATTGAGACACTCTATCTCATCTGAAGCGGTTGTTTCAAACATGAAGGGCAAAACTCCGTGTATGAAACAGCAAACTGAAAGAGAAAGCAACTTACAAGAAAATAAGGTTGCTTTCTTCATGTGTTGTAAATAAGTCTCTCCAACGGAGCTCGGATGTTTTGTAAAGCTTGGTGCCATACAGTAAATATGGTTGCAAAAGTCTTTATTCAGAAAACTTCAAAGTTTCTCACAGTTCCCTTTTTATGTGCCGCTCTTCGCACTCGATGGTGGGGTATCTTTCTTTGCCGACAATGACGAGTCTATATTTCTTTGAACCCCTTGCGAAAGAACAGATGTGGTCGTAGTCGTTCTTTATCACTACTGCCATCTTACCTCGGCGGTCTTGGTGGACAGTCCGGGCATCACGCAAAATGACCAAAGATCCCACAGAAAATTCTGGCTCTCTTGTGATTTCGTGATATGCTTTGTTTGCGTATTTGTTGCTGCACATCTTTTCATATGCGGCGCGAGAAGGAACAAACTCTTCATCACTTAGGATGCGAGTTGAGAGAGACTCGTAGTACCCACCTGGGCCGTTGCGATATTGTTTGGCGATCACAATGGCCCTATCTCTGTGGCCTTTTTTATATTCCTCTTTCCATCTGCTATGTGCTTCTATCACTTCTGGCTTCGTAAAACTTTCTATTCTCTCGAAAGCTCGATGCTGGCGCTCAGTGAGTCTCCCGAATGTATGGTAACTATTAGCGAGGGACTGTAAAAAGTCTATAATACTTTGGTCTTTGGGATCATTCTCCCTCTTAAAGCGGATGGCGTTTTCAATTCTGTCTCCCAATTCAACTTCAACTGCTTCCATATTTTCCCCTATTAAAATGGCACACCCGGCAGGACTCGAACCTGCAACCCTCGGCTTAGAAGGCCGATGCTCTATCCAGTTGAGCTACGGATGCACATAACTACTCAAAGAAAGAAGAAACAACCCCGTAACAAAGAGGGTTGAAACCAACATTATCACAATATCTACAACCTTCATGTGCCGCACTCTTTATATTGAAGCTCCCACTGGCAGTCTTGTGAGCCATAGGCACAATAGTCATATCTGCAAGTGCCACCGTCGCTGGTGTCCAGTGTCCACGAGCAACAAACGCCATAAGAACTTGTCTCACACTCGTCGGGGCTCTCCTCGAAAGGGTATTCATGAGAACACTGAGGTGGTTCGGGGTCTGGTGCCGTAATGTATTCGGGCAGTGGCTCTAGGCATGCGGTGGTAGCAAACGCTAACATTAAAATGGTTTTCATATTGTTGTCTCCAAAAGTGATCTCTATTTTCTCTTTATAGTATAGTACACATTCATCACTCTGTCAACATAATTCCGGCGCAGCTTCTTAAAGCAAGTGTTTCCGGCGTTGTACGCGCACAAAGCCAGTTCAACATCCCCCTTGGCTCTGCCCATCCAGTAGTTTAATGCTCGGCATCCAGCAACAATCCCTACCTTGGGATCTTTTAATTCCTCGCAAGTGTAGAGACTCCCGTCTGGCTTGGGGTGCCACTTCGGGATGACCTGCATCAGCCCACAGGCACCAGCTTCGCTTTCTGCTCTGGGGTACCAGCTACTTTCAATTTGTATTACTGCAGCAACAAGCTCCGGCTCCAAGTTATTCTGGGAGGCGTTGTGTATAATGATTGGGGTTAGTTCTTTTATTTTCTTTTCTGCAGTGGAGGTGTGCGATGCCATGAATGCTAAGACAATCGCACTAGACAAATTCGACACCAAACTCACGCTTCACCGTCTTTCTCCGTAATGTACAGGCCAGAAGCTTTTGCGATCATGTCCATCCCTGCCTTTTCTGCTGTTTCCTTTAGACCGCGAATTTGGTCATGAGATACGCCAGAGTCCAACAACTTCCGATGCATGAGTTCGCCGATCATTTGGTTTGCAGCGAAGATATAAACAAAGCCAGCCAACGAGTCGGTGTGGCCCTCTGCCATGAGGATCGAGAGGATCTTTGTGTATACCTCCTCTACCTTATGTATATCAAACTCGTTTTCTGGTTTTTTCCACATATTATTGGCTATTGCTCTTCTTTTTTCGCGTGGTCTTTTTCTTAGTGGCTGGCTGCTGGGTCTTCTCAATCTCGCTCTTCAGCCTCTCAATAATCTCTTCTCGCCCCTTTATGAGTTCATTGAACTCCTCGGTGCGGTCATTTAGCGCATCCAGATATTCTTTCTTCAGTTGCTCGGAACGCTCTTCCAGCAGTTCTTCGACCCTTTGTGAAAGTTCCTCCTCTTGGAGCTTCGCCGTTATTTGCTCATAGCTGTCCACATACCGAGAAAGCGTCACCAGCTTATCGGAAGCTTGCACCAAAGACTCTAAACACTTATCCAGTCTCTCCTTGCAGAGTTCTGTCTTTTTTTCATCCGCAACTTCAAGAGTAGCTATCTCGACAACAAGGTCGGACAACAAAGAGCCGGCCTCCTCTTTTAGCTTGTTCATTTCATACGGTATCTTTTCGATGTCTATTTCATAACTCATTCTTACCTTCATGTTATCTCTCCATTGTGTGTATTATTGCATTATCCCAAAAAAGTCTTTTACGAAGAATGTCACGAGGCTTACCATGCCAGTAATAAGCATGTAGGTCATCTTGGTTGAAGTGGCTTTCCATTGCTCCAAGTCTCTTATTCGAGCATATATTCCTTGATCTGGGCCATAGATAGACTCTCTTACTTTTTGAAGTGCCTGATTGCTTTCTTCTTGTTTTTCTTTTAACTCGTCTATTTTCATGTTCAGAACATCAAGTTTTCCGCCAAACTCCGCTAAAACAGTTCTTATGTCCTTATATTCATCACCTTGCATGGTATCATCCTCCGACACCTATAAATAGTTTGTCGCACTAGGACTTATCATCAACAATAGCATATTTTGTGTTTAACAAAGTCGATGCCGCAGACGATGCATTGAGCAAGGCATTTTTTGTAACCTTCACCGGATCTAGCACTCCGCTCTCCACGAGATCTTCGTATTTTTGTGTTGAAAAATTATAACCATAGCTCGAATCTTTGTTCTTGTTGATGTTCTCAATAATAACATCTGCACTAACTCCGGAGTTCTTTGCCATCTGTTGTATGGGATGAGAACACGCTCTGGCGACAATATCCAAGCCGCACCTTTGCTCGGCGTTATCGAATGTCACGCTCTTTAACAAAGAACTACTTCTTAGCAGAGCAATACCTCCACCTGGAATGACACCTTCTTCCTGAGCCGACTTAACTGCCTCAAGGGAGTCTTCTATTCTGTGCTTCTTTTCTACCATTTCGATCTCAGTTGGTGCACCCACATTGATGATGGCAACACCAGCAGCAAGGCGACTTAATCTCTCCTGCAACGTGTGGCACGAGCTGATATCGTCCAGAGCATCTATCTCCGTCTTTATTTCCGAGATCTTTTTCTCTACCTCTTCCGGATCACCACTGCCTCCAATAAACGTAGTTTCAAACTTGCTGGACTCGACGTGCTTTACTGCGCCAAAGTGCTCCAACTTAACCTCTCGCAAAGAAACCCCAGACTCTCTGGAGATAAGCGTAGCTCCGACAGAGGCACACAAGTCTTTCATTATGTTTCTCCGCTCCTCACCGTATCTTGGTGCCTTCACTGCAGCAACCTTCATCGTGCCGCGAATAGAATTCATGATAAGCGCCGCGAGTGCCTGTCCTTCGATATTATCAGCGACCACAATGAACGGGCGTTTATCTCTGGCGGCTATTTCCAATGACGGGAGGATGTCTTCAACTGCCTCTACCTGCTCATCTGTCACCAGCACCAGTGCGTTGTCGTATTTGAGAAGACCTCGACGTTCGTCAGTGGCAAAGGAAGCAGCAACGATGCCACTATCAAAACGAAATCCCTCGACAACCTCAAGGTGCGTGTCGTTTGTTCGCCCTTCTCGGATTGAAATAGAGCCATCAACGCCGATAAGCTCAATGGCTTTACCAATAAGCTCTCCGATAGTTTTGTCGCCGTTGGCCGAGATGGTTGCGATATTGATAATATCTTCCAAACTCTCAACAGGCTTGGCCTCTTGAGACAAGCCCTCGCATACAATCTCAACCGCCTTATCAATGCCGCGCTTGATTTCCGTGGGCGAATAGCCAGAGGCAATATACTTCTGGGCCTCGATCATAATGGCCCTAGTGAGAATGGTGGCTGTCGTTGTGCCGTCTCCTGCAACTGCATTGGTCTGGCGAGATGACTGCTTGACAATTTGAGCACCAAGGTTCTCGAAGGGATCTTCCAGATCCACAAACTCGGCCACAGTAACGCCATCCTTGGTGATGATAGGTTGGCCACCCTTGCCCTGTAAAATGACGTTCTGTCCTCGTGGGCCCAAGGTGCTGGCTACATTGTCAGCCAGCTTGTTGATCCCCTCTAGTATTTTATTTCGTAAGCTCTGGTTATCGTCATATACTTTCATCCTGTGGCCTTTCGTTAGGAGGTGGAGCGAGAGACGAGCTTCGAACTCGCAACATTCTGCTTGGAAGGCAGACACTCTACCAATTGAGTTACTCTCGCAAAAAAAGCAGGACAAAATGCCCTGCTTCTATTATAAACACATTTTTTGGAAAGTAAAGTCTTATTTCTAATTTTCTTCCGAGCCGTAGCCGCGCTCTTTTCCAGACTCGTAAGATTCTACTTCCGTCTTAATCTTCTCCGCTACATTGCTAGCATTTTTTCTAGCTTCCTGCCCTTTGGCAATAGCCTTGTTTCTGGACGCCTCCCCTTCAGGGGCAAAGAAATATCCATTAACATTCTCGGACAAAGCCTGAACTTCTTCAAAAATTCCAGCGAGGCTTTTCTCTAAGATATCAATATATCTTGATGCCATGCGCTTGAGTGCCTCGCCTGAATAGGGGAGTGTCCCAATTGTTTCATGGTCGATGCCCGGTATTGTTGGAAGCTGTGCGGTTGTAATGTTCCACTGTGTTCCGCCTGCGCCTTCAGTGAGGAGTTCTGCTTGCTCTTGTTGGTGTTCCCAAAGAGCTCTGTTTTCCTCTACGGTAAAAAAGGTCTTATCTTCTTGAACGGTGTGACCAATCTTACCAAGCAAAGCTCTAAAAAAATCTGAAAATGTTTTTACTTGCCCACTGTCATACTCGCTCTTGACGAGCCTCAAGTAATTCTTTTCGAATTTTCTTGTCAGCTTGCCCACTTTCTTTTCCAATGACTGCCTCCATGCGGAGACTCCCTCTTCCGGATAGAATTGTTTAAAATATTCGTCCATGTCTCGAACAAGCTTCAATATACGAGAGTCTAGCATCTCCTCTGGGCCGCTCAGAGACTTCCATTGTGCCATAAGAGCTTTTTCAACTTTTAAAACTCTTCTAAAATATAGCTCGAACTTCTCAGTTCTCTCTGGTGCGCCCCAGCGAGTTGGGTCGTTAAACGCTAGATCGGGGTTTCCGAAGTCGCGACCAGTTCCGTCATCAGCAACATCGTCCTTTGTTTTTGTTTCTGCGCTCCTGGTGTATCCCTTTGTCATCTTCAGGAGGTTATAAGCGCCCTCCTCATCGTTCGCCTCGATTGCAGACTGGATCTTCCTTATCATGCCATCGGCAGACCTTGCGATCCTACCAGATTTGGGAGCAAATAATTTAGCACCCGATGCAGAAAGCTTGCCTTGCTCGACATAGGCGATTGCATTGATGAAGTTGTTTTTCCTAAGTTCAAAAGATTCCAAAGACATCTCTTTTCCGTCCTTGCGAGCGATCACATACAACATTCCATTTGGCCAGTCTGTCCACAGTGCATCTACTAGGTTTGTATAACTCCCCTCGATGTCCGTCCCTTGGCCAAGAAGCTTGAGGCTGACTGGCTTCGAGCCGCCTGAAGTCTTAATGGTCGTGAAAGCAACCAAATCCTCAATAGGTAGGTTTCCTTTTTCCGATCTTTCAGATCTCTGCTCGCCCTGAAAAAGTGCTGCTAAGAAGCCCTCGAAAACAAAACCCGCAGAAGCCTCGTTGAAGCTCCTGATAACTGCAGTAAGTGACTCAAGGGCAATAAGACCTGCTAAAATTTCCCTAACGCCTCCGCGAGAGCCGATGGTACCCTTGGGGTTATAAATAACTGTATTGAAGTTTTGAAGGCGTTGGGCCACTGTTGCACCGCCACGAGATAGGGCTTTGAAGATACTATTAATCTGCTTTCTTTCCATAGACCTTGGGTCGCCCCAAGCCTCGGTGGGGGTATACTTCGGGAGCGATAGAATAAACTGCTTTACCCTCGCAGCCTTAGTCTTGGCTTTGGCCTCTGTCTTGGGCTCTTCCTTTTTAAACTTTTGCTCCTTAGCCGAGTTCCACGACTCATTCACAAGAGTGGGCATGTCATCCATTATGCTCTCGATGAGTTCTTGCAATCCTGGCGCATCCTCATAGGTCTTGGCCTTGCTCTTTTCTTCATAATATTTTTTAATGTTTTTATCCCAACTCATAGTTGTTCCTCACTTTTTGAATAGCTTTGAAAAGTCGAACCCCAAAGGGTCTGTTTTGTTTGATGAAATATGATAATGCCCAAGCACTCCCTTAAACTTCTGAGGGTCTTTGATGACACCCTTCCACGAGGGCGTAACAATGGGGAGGCTATAATGAGCGCACAGTGTGCCGACGAGGGCCCTTAGTGCGGCTTCTTGCTCTGGATAGAAACCAAGACGCTCTGACCTCTCAACACCATGAACCTTCTCTGCTCTCCACAGTGGCCTTGGCTTGTCCTTGTCTTGGTATTTTAGATAGACTGGGTTTGCTACCTCAATGCCGACGCTTTGTGTGTTCACGCCACGGGCATGCCAAGCAATATCGTTGGCATCCATTAGTTGTATTATCGTTCCGTCAGTGTCGATACAGAAGTGGACTGACAGGCCACGGTTCTTAATTACGCGATGACACATCTCTGAGTCTAGGCAACCATCCCAATGAACCACCACACTTCTCACTCGGCGTCGGGACGTTCTCATTCTCATGTTGTCCTCCGGCAGACTCCACTTTGGCTCCTCTTTGAAGGTTACAACCTTATCCCACTCTACTGGAATTTCTTTATCGTCAATAATAATTGAAGATTTCATTTCTTGCTCTCCGAACCCACCCTCTTCTGGTGTAGTATATAGTGCCTCGGAGCTCCTAATCGTTATTTTTGGTCTTTTTCTTGCGGGACTTATAATGCTTAGGAGGGTCTGTAGGAATGTAAACAATGTTTCCATCTTGCCACCTTATTTCTACTTTATCATCAAGAAACTTGTTTAAGTTCTTGAAGTGTCGGAGTATTTCACTCTCGGACATCTTTTTATTCACTCTGTTGGAGAGACAGTGACGAAGCACTGAATTTACAAGAAAAGCTTTTTCTGCGTGGTAGACGCCCATCTTAACATAACAGAACCTTTTATCTTCCATGAGCTTGTCAAGGAAGTTGTCCACCAGTTCTGTTTCGTAGTTCTCAGTTTTCATCTCCATCTTGTTTCCTGCTATCTTCCTTTTCCTGAAGCTTACGAGCTTCTATAAGTAAATAGTAGGCATTGACGTTATTCATGGCTTCTTCCCATGTTCGGTGTTCGAATTCACGACGAACATGCTCCGGAAAGTTTTCAGAGATGATCTCCAATACTTTTTTTCTCCATGATTTCAGGTCATCACTGTCCTCATTTTCATAGAGTTTTAAGACCTCTCCGCTGTCTCCACGGGACAGGCATCGTTCGCGCAGATCTTCCAGCCTTTCCTCAACTCTCATATCCATCTCCTTTGCAAGATTAAGAAACTCCATCTCAATCATGATGCCGATCTTAGTGAAAAAGAAGCCTACCTGAGAAAGTCCCAGCAGCCACCGTATTGAGTACCCTATAAAAAAGCACAGAAAACATAATATAAAAGTCATATAAACTCCATAAAAAAAGCTCGCAATACTAACATTGTAGCACTGCGAGCTCAAAAAATTAAGGGAGCTTTTTTATTTTTTAGAAGCTTTTGCCTCTTCCTTGAGGGCGGCAATAACTTTGGCAACGATGTTCTCCATCATTGTGTCTTGCTCACTAACTTCTTTGGCGTCCTCTTCTTCGACCTTCTCTTCCTCTAGGGGAAGTTCGTCGTCTTCGGGTTCGCCTTCGGGTCCGGGAAGTTCAGGGGCATCCATGTCCATATCGTCTGGTGCCGTTTCTCCTCCGCCAAGTAACTTTTGCAATACTGCAGAAGCTTGCGAAAGAGCTGCCAAGTCCTCGTCGGAAAGCTCAACGGTTTCCCCACCTTCGTCGCCAAGGCCGTCATCAGCAGCCAACTCTTCGTCGCCGTCAGTTGGCTCCGGCAGAGGTGGCTCTTCAGCCATTTCGTCTACTTTCTCTTCGGCTTCTTCGACTTTTTCTTCGGCTTCGGAAACTTCTTCTTCCTTGAGCTCTACTTCTTCGTCGATAGCTTCGTCTTTGGCTTCAGAAGTGGTTTCTTCTTCTTCCTCTTTAATTTCTTCCTCTTCCTTAATCTCTTCTTCTTCCTTGACAAACTTGTCGTCGATGAAGTTTTCAGAAAGAGCATCAATGTTGGCAAGCGTCATAAAGCGACGAATAGTGCCTTCATTTAAAAGTTTTTCTTTTTTTGTAGTCATTTCAAAGATCTCCCTTTTTTGGTTTGTGTGGCCCACAGAGGGCAAAATACACCTATAAATAGTGTGCAAAGTTGCAAAAAGTACTAAAACCGATAATTTATTCTTCCGAAAATGCCTTATACATCTTTTCTATCGCGGCATTTTGTATTTGTAGTATCCTGACATTGCTCAAACCCCCTAAGCGAGAAGCTGTTTCGCTGAGTGTGAGTTTGTCGCTATTTTGAACAGTTGCATACACGCAGTTATATTCTTTTCTATAGTTAATCCAGCCTCTGCATTCCTTGTTCGGGCAAGCAGTTTCGTACCTGTAGCACATGCGAGTACACTCTGGCACCTCAAAGTTGTCTATTAATTTGTTGTCGTTCACTACCAGTTCTTCGACGATATTAAATTTATATTTCATCTATGTCTTCCTCCTCGTTACTAATAAAGTCATATACTTTGTCCAATTCCTCTTCTGTTAAGCCATGCATAAATTTTCTATGGATTTCTTTCCCCGCTTCGCGTTCCTCAATAGAGATCTTGCGATACTTCGGATAGCTTTGAATATTCTTCTTCTCTTTCATCTCTGCAACTATCTCTATCACCCTTGGGTCGTCATCAATATAACTCTGCACCAAGGTTCTCATAAAGGTGCTGAAACCTACTCCATCGAAAACCAACTTATTCTTGAGCTTCACATACATGTCATCGAGTGACTGGAAGTAAAGCTTCTTTGGCATGGTGATGCGGCCATATTGTGGCTTCTTGTCTGTCACTGTTTCAGTCCGTTGTCCAAGATATGTGGGCGGCTCTCTATTGTCCCTGCCCCTGTCTGTCGAATAAACTCAGCAGTCGCATGCAACTCCTTGATGCTCTTCACCCCAGAATAGGACAGGCCACTTGAAATACCAGAAACAAAATCTTTTATAATTTTTTCCACGGGGCCCTTATATGGTACGCGATGGGACACGCCCTCGACAACAGAGGCTTTGCCTCGCCAGTCTTTTTGTGCACCTTCCGATGCCATGCCGCGAAGCATCTTATATGGCTTGCCCTTCTTATCCTTCTTGAGCTCCCCAGGAGCCTCGTCAGTACCCGCTAGCATCGAGCCCACCATCACAATGTCAGCACCTGCTGCAAGGGCTTTAACGGCGTCTCCGGAGCTCCTAATGCCACCGTCAGCAACGATGGTGAGTCCAGTGTCGGCTAGCGCACATTCTTGCACCGCTGTGAAGTTTGGAACGCCATGTCCAGTCACTATTCTGGTGCTGCAGCAACTTCCACCGCCGAGGCCAACCCGAACAGAGTCTGCTCCCCATTCTTGCAAGTCTTCACATGCCTTGGCAGTGGCGACGTTTCCCGCCATGATGTGTATATTGTTGGTAAAAATACCCCTCAGTTCAGAGATGGCTTTCCTAACATGCTCATGGTGGCCATGAGCAGTATCAACACAAAAGAACTCGCAACCAAGAGTGAAAAGGGCCTCTGCCCTCTCCATAAAGTCTCCGGTAGCAGGTATTGCTGCGCCGCACTCTGCCTTATCCGCACGAACACGGTCAAACATGTCCACTTGTTCTTCGATGGTGTTGTAGCGATGTAGGATACCAATAGCCCCGTTGAGGTAAAGCGCCTTTGCCATATCGACTCCACACACTGTATCCATCGGTGCGGCTATCAGCGGCACGTCTAGTTTCGTGTAGTTATCCATAACCGTTGTGGTGTCAACCTTGGTGCGGCTCTTAACTTTGCTATATTTTGGTACGATCAGCACATCATCGTATGATAAACCCAACTTCATTTGCTGTCCTTTAGAAAAATTTTGGGGCGATTTCGGCGGCGCAAGCGCCTAAGCCTCTAATAAAAGCCACCGCTCGGAAAACCCGCCTCGGTCGCGGCGTTTCTTGAGGCGTTCTTCGTCGAGGGCGGCCTGAGTATACCCAAGTTCCGTGGCCAGCGCAAGGATAACCTCATGAATGTCTGCAAGCTCCTCTACATTTGGATCTGTCAGGAACTCCGCGACCTCCTCAACGAGCTTGTTTCTTAGGTGGTAAAAATATTCCCCGTCGGTATCTACCCTTCGAAGGTAATACTCACCACCGCGCTCTTCTAGTATGTCAGGTATACCATCCCTTACGAGTTTATTATACTTCTTCATTTTGCACCGCCATCTGTGCTGCCAAGTGCACCGTCGCCTCTCTCTGAGATGGTGATGGGGTACCAGTCATATGGCTCGGCACTTGTTTCTAGGGCCCGAAAATGTACAACAGGAATCATAACTGCCTGAGCAATTTTTGTACCTGGGGTTATGACCTGTGTTTCCTTGCCAATGTTGTGGATGTTCACAAACACCTCTCCGTCGTAGCCGCTATCAACAACGCATGCGCCGACCACAAGGCTTCTCTTTGATGCCACACTACTGCGGTTTTTAATCTCTAGCATGTAGCCATGCGGGACGCCGAAGCGATAACCAGTCTGGAGCAATACACTTTCTCCTGGCTCGATGGGCTTGGCATCCTTCTCTGGATGAGGTAGTATACCTTCATGCTCTGGGTTGTAATACAGATCCAAGCCTGCATCGCTTGGGTTTGAGCGAGTAGGTGGCTTGACGTTCTCTCGCACTCTTTTCATTTCAATAATCATTTTAACTCCTTTTCAATAACAATAACAAATTCTACGTTCTTCTTTTTCTTGGCTTTCTCGGCCTTGTCTCCGCCAGCGCCGATCCTAGACATGACATGTCGGTCATGAATCTTAGAATGAACCTTGTAACTCTTATACTGCTCACAGAGGCTAATCATCTCATCATATGAGATAAGACCCTCGTCACTATAGGAAAACACGCAATACTGAACTGGGAGCCTGTCCACCAACTTCTTTGTTGCGTCCAGTGCGCCCTTCGATGAATACCAAGGACTAGCCATGTTCATATCTCGCTTGTCAGAAGACTTGACCCTATCGGCTCGTCTGTTGGTTTTTAAGCCAACCTCTGGCTTGTCCCACTTAGTGATGCTGTCCCAAATATGATAATATGTGGAATAGTCTGCAGCGGTATAAGGTGGGTCGATGTAGGCAACGGATGCTTCGGGATATTCTAACAACAGGGCATCGCCAGTAAGGTGTTCCCCTGTTGGGCCTGGAACTGATGCCAACATCTTGAACTTCATGTCTTCGCTAGAGCGTGTGCTCTTCCACTCTTTCAAATATGCTTGCTGCAGGCCAACAGTGTTGTCCACTTTGTCCAAGGCAAAGATGATACAGGCAATGAGATAGTGCTTATCCACATCTGAAACCTCTAGGGATTCCACGTAGTCTCTCGCTGCATCTGCTCTCTTGCCGTTTTTTGGTTTCCAAACTCGGACAACATTGTCATTGCCGTCCTTCGACAGTACATCACAATAATTTTCTGTAAGCCATCCCGCCTTGGGCTCAAGCTTATTCATGTTGTCGATGTGCTCCTTTAGGTGACTCATGTCTCCATTGTTGCAGATGAAAGCCTTGCTATAGGCTTCGGTGGCCCAAGCCATGTCGCTAGTTGTAACTTTGTATCCGAGCTTCTTAAAAGACTGTGCAACTCTAGTTGTTCCTGCGAACACATCAATAAGTGTCTTATCTTTTACCTCTAGTCCCTCAATAACTTCGCAAATGAGGGGCATAATTTTATTCTTAGAGCCGAGGTATCGAACTCCGTATGTTGTGTAATCAGTCATTGTTTCTCCTATTATATTTTTAATACTGCGTCAGAATACCCGTCACCGACCGCCTGATTGCCTCGTCTTCCTGGCGAGGTGGTTCGCTTCATTTGCGGCTTGAAGCTTAAAAGCTCGCAAATTGTCTCCTTTGTCTCTTCTGTAATGTCATTAATGATACAAAAGGAGACACTCTCCGGAGACTTCTTTACATCGTTCTTTAGAAATATATGTGATTTGGCCTTCTCTTTTGCCTTGTAAAACCTAAGCACCTCGAAAGCAACTCGGTTTTTGCGGATAGAGACTTTCTTCTCTTCTGGTACGTCTTTGGTTCTCTCGTAACACTTAATAATTCTATCTCTCTGCGGCTTGATGAAATCGCAATACACAACATCGAGCATTTCCGTGACAATGTTGATATCGTCTGTCGAAAACTGGCCTGGGTGTGTGTTATATTTTGTTTCATCAAAGTTCTTTCCAAGAAACGAGTCCAAAGTTCGAGATGAGTTGTTCGCCACTCCCTTGATGCTGGCATTGTCTGCCTTTACCTCAACGTGGGGAATGTTGAAAAATGCACAGTCAATTTCTTTTGCCGATGGAGGTAGTGCTCCTCGCCAAATAGACGAACAGAGCAACTCCGCCTTTCCCGTTCCCTTGTTGTTGAGCTGGTACAGGGTTATTGCAAATCTTTTAAAGGTATTGTTGGTTCCAAGAACACTCCCTTCGCTCTCCAGATACTTAAAAAGGCAACGGCTGGAAAGAACAGATTCATCCTTTGGGTAGAGGGGGAGCCTCTCTTCGTCAGTAAGTGCCTGTAGCATCTCAACACCATCCCCTGTTTGACAATGAATGAGAAAGGCACTGTTTAAGGCGTCGTCTACCTTAGAGTGCAAAGATTCTCCGCAAAGCTTTTTCAACTTATCCCTATATGGCTCAGAAGCTTTGACCCACTTTTCGCTCTCAACTTTTAAAATTTCACTCCGGCTATTCACAACTTCCTCCTACTCTTTATCTTTCTTACTTTTAATCTTATCAATTGTATACAGGATGCCAATTGTTATGCTGGAAACCACTACAAAGTTTATTGCCGTGACTATCATAAGGTCGCCCAAAAATGCAAAACTCATATTCTCTCCTATCCCAACATCTTAAACTGATGTCGGATGCTTCTGCAGGAAAAGCCCCATTGCTCATCATACTGCAGCCTAGCCATGTAAGGGTGATTAATGGTAATCGAATCCTTACCCTCTTTTATACCCCAACATTTAATACTTGTCAAGACATTATTTTCATCTATTACTTCTACGATCCAATAAGTCTTGTCATTCTTGGTCTTTCTCGACGTGACTTTGCGCGGAATGAACCACACAGCACCTAGCTCTGGATCGTATTCTGAGATAGGTGGCACATATCTTTCTCTCAATCTGCGGATAACCGAGTCGTTTACAACCAAGTGCATTGGAAAGATCCCTGTTAAGTTGACCAAGTTCTCAATTCTCTCCTCATTGGAGAAGTCTAAGCCCTCGCCCTCGGACAACAAAAACTCCTCAGCCTTGAACAAATTGTCGGCAAGATTTTTCTCCTTACGGGGTCGCTCAAAGGCAACGCAGAACCAAAAATGGCGATCTCCCTTGAAGCGGTCGTCCATCAGTGACCTCAAGGCACCTGAGCGGCACAATACGTCCAAGGCTTTCTTGTTCAGTTTGCTGTAGGTAATGTTGTCATTAAATAGGAAGTCCTCCACGTCTGTGAATGGACGGGCTCTCTCTATTTGCTCAATGGCGGCCAGTCCAAGGCCCTTGATGGAGGTGAGGGGCTGAATAAGGGTTGAGCCGTCTTCTGATATTTCCCACACTCGGCCAGAAGTGTTGATATCCAAGTTGCGGATAGCAAAGCCCTGACTCTTTGCGATGTTAATAGCTGCCTCTTTCCTGTTCTCTGGCTCCTTATCCAAGAACGCAGCAGTCCATTCGGCTGGATAATAGTTCAACAGCCAAGCACACTGAAAAGACAGTGTTGCATATGACACTGCGTGGCTAGCGTTAAAGCCGTACCCTGAGAAGAATTCCATCTTCTTCCAGATCACTTCTGCGTCTGCAAGCTGCATGCCTTTTTCGGTGCAACCCGCAAGGAACTTCTTCTCAATCTTGTCAAGCTCTCTCTTTCCCTTGCCAGTACCCTTCTTGGTCAGCAACTTTCTGAGCAAGTTGCCCTCGTCAAGAGAAACATCCTTGCCCATTTTGTGGGCGATCAAGGCCAACTGCTCTTGGAAAATAATGAAGCCATATGTCTCTTGGAGAATTTCCTTGAGTAAAGGATGGCCATACTCAACCTCGTCAGGGTTCAGTTTCGCGGCAACATAGAGTTTATCCACATTGGCAGACAACGGGCCGGGTCGAAAGATGGAGGTAATAGCAGAGAGGTCCATTAAAGACTCTGGCCTTGCCGTCTTGCAAAACTTCTGTGCGCCATCGTTGGTGAACTGAAACACCCCTGTCCACCTTCCTTCGTGAAAGATGTTCTTCCACACCTCCTGATTGTTAAAGTCTATTGTACTGGGGTGTAGCCTTTCATTGTAAAAGTTTTGGACATCCTCGAAAGTTGGTTCGGGAATTTTCATGTGCCTCTTTAGGATATGGCGGATGGCACCCTCGACCATCCGGAGGCTAGCCAGTCCGAGAATATCAAACTTAATAAAGCCCATTGGCTCCAAGTGACGGACGTTCTGCCCCTCTGACCAAGGTGTCTGCCGTACACCACCAGAAGCGATGATGGGCATGTACTTCGTAAGCTGCTCACCAACGAGACAACCACCAGCATGGCGAGAAGCAGAGCGAACCTGTCCATATAAGTTTAAGACGTGGGTCTTTACATTTGGATACTTCTCCAAAAATTCTCTCAAACTATCACTATAGACCATAACCTCTTCGAACGTCGGAGTATAAACACCTGCCGTCTGACCTCTTGCAGCTTTTGCCTTTGGGGTCGCCTCTCGCATCATCTTGCTTGTCACGTTATTGACCTCGATGAAAGGAATGCCATAGAGCTTGGAAATGTCCTTGATAAGAGAACGAAGCTGCAGCGTGTTCCAGTTGGTGATAGGCACAACTGTATCCTCGCCCCACTCTTCAATGAGCATCTCTTTGGCCTCCATAGGCTCGGAGCAGTCATAATCAATATCAGGGTAGTCTGTAGCATCTTTACGCAAAAACCTCTCGAACTGAAGCTTGTACTTAATGGGGTCAATTTGTGTAATGTTTAAAACATACGATACAAGCGACCCTGCTGCAGAGCCCCGCCCTGCGCCAACAAGCTGTTTAGATGACACTCTATCAGAAATAGCTTTCATTGTCAAGAAGTATTTACTAAAACCACGGTCAGAGATCACCTCCAACTCCATCTTAAGTCGGTTAACATACTCCATGTTCTTAGACAAGCCCATCTTTTTGAGGGCCTCGATGCACTGAGCGACAAGGGCTCGGTCTGCAGTTTGTCCCTCTGGAACTACAAAGTCGGGTAGGCGAACAGTATTATCTGGAAAGAAGTCCTCAATCTTATCGTTGGCAATGGAGTGGGTTCTCTCGATGCTCTGTAGCACCAAGTCATCATCATATTCTACTTCGCACTTCTCTGAGTATCTCTTGTACGACTCCCACATTTGGTCGCCGTTCTTTGGGTATAATTCATAACCAACATCGTCAACGGTTTCCGGCAGCTCACGCTCCATACCTTTTCCCTTGGAGATCCAGCCTAGCTTCTTATAGAGCTCCCTGTCTTTCCAGAGGTCTGGAGATGGGTAGTGACTGTCTGCCGTTGAGATAAGGGGTACATTCATCTCTCCGCAAACCTTTATGACATATTTGTTTATCTCATGCTGCTCCGGAATGGCATTCCACTGCAGCTCACCATACCAGTTGTCGCCGAAGATCTCAACCATGCGCTTGGTTGTTTCTCTCATGGCGGTCAAGACTGCCTCTTCGCTCTCTTCGCGGTTCTCCCAATAGTCGCCAGCGTAAATGCCGCCCATACAGGCGGATGCGGCGATGATACCTTCGGAGTTCTCAGAAAGAAGCTTATAATCTAGGCGAGGGTACCTAAAAAAATTTTCAGGGGAGTAAGACTTTGAGATCATTTTGAATAGGTTGGTTAAGCCAGTTTGGTTTTGGGCCAAAAGCACCAAGTGGCGGCGCTTGTTAATGTGACTCTTGATGAGGGATTTCGACGCGCCCTCATCTTCGACGGTGGTGCCGCTAGCCTCTTCTTTGGCCCTGGTCTTCTTGTCCTTGTCGTATTCTTCCTTAATTCTGCGCCACTCTTCTACGCAAGGAACGAAGTAGGCTTCGACTCCATAGATTGGTTTAAAATCTTTGCCATCTTTCTTCATCTGCTTCCCATGAAGAACCTGATATGCCAAGCCGTTCATATTGCCGTGATCCGTAAGGGCTAGAGCATCACTTCCGTTGCCGTAGGCAAAGTCCATGTGGTCTTGCGGATAGCCCAATCCATCAAAAGGGCTTCCAGCAACTGAATGTGCATGGAGGCCGACAAACTTAATCTTA